TCCCTACTTCAACCGGAGAAAACAATGGGAACTTTCAATTGGGTCTTTACTGTCAAAGTTAATGGTAAAAGTTTTAAGGGTGTTACGGATAACGTCAATGTAGCTAAAGCCGTGATTAAAGATCAATTCAAAGGTGAAAAGTTCAAGTTCTCAAAATTCAATAAAGAACGATATGATGTTCATGTTGAATCCGCAGTGGGTAGTTATCATTGCGGTTCAATAGAAAAGATGGATTATTATAATCTTTCATAATCTTATCTTAGGCGGTTAATAATATTAACCGCCGCATCCGCCCCTAACCAGGAGAAAATCATGTTTCAGTTACACGGACAAGAAGGGCCAATTGGTGATCGTTTTAACAACTTGGACGATATCGTTCGGCCAATGCTTACTGAAAGCATTTCAATGATGTTAATATTAAATTCCGATGGTAATTACGATGGTAATTACGATGGACTTCTTAATCGTACCGATCAATTGAATCTAGTATTTAGGATTATCAAATATTGATTCCTGGCTCGCCAAATGGCGGGCCGCATCCGCCCCTATTATGGAGTCCAGTGGTAGGTGACGGGCCATATCCAATAAGACTATAAAGGTTGCCACGGTGGCAACGGTAAGCAATCTTCTGGATCCGTTCGATTGCAGCCGGACCTTGGAAGTTCGGACTTCTCCTTCTTGGAGAAATCATGTTTCAATTGCACGGCGAAGAAGGACCAATTGGAAACAGGCAACTAAACCTTGAAAGTATCATTGCACCAATGCTTGAAGGTAGTATGGCAATGGTACTAACACTACGTAAGGATGGTTACGATGGTGTTTTGCATCGGACTGCAAAACTCCTTATCAAGTTCAAGATTATCAAGTTTTGAACTCCTGGCCATTAAGACTATTAATGGCCGCATTCACCCCTACCCAATGGTGAATCATGTCATTGTTAATAATCTACAGACCGGGACACTGTGAATATTACGGTGCCGACAATGAAACGATTCTTCTTAATAAAATGAAGGAAATGTTTCCTGATTATGTTAAGATAAACAAGGATAAAATAACAGATATCTTTGTTAATAAGAATCATGTTGCCAGAATTATAGACTTGGAAATCATTAGTTAATTATTGGCATTCTAATTATAGTATGCTGCATTCGCCCCTACCCTGATGGAGAAGATCAATGAATGTTAACAGTTTCAAAATCATCAGAAAAGCCACAGGAGAAGAAGTAGGGCTTGATGGCATTAATTTTCAAATTATGCGTCATTTAACTATTCCTATGACTTTGGCTAAGAAATTGAGTTTGGCATTCTTCGAAGAAATTGTTAAACGAAAATTCAAAGATTTCACGGAAACTAGAAACTTCTTCTACCGCGAACTGATCCGTGAAGCCGGACCAATTGCAACAGGACCAAATGGTACTCCTAACGTGGCCATTATCTTGTTGTTTTTGATATCTAATTTCATGGATGTAAATTGTGAATTTGAAATGGTAGAAGTGACTCCTGATAATGATCCCACAGTCAATCTTCGTAGATCGCCTGTAGGTAAAATTTTGCAACATTTGTTTATGAAGTATTTCAGCGAAAACAATACCGTTGACGATCCTGTTACAGATAACAATCCTGTTACAGATAACAATCCTGTTACAGATACCTTGGAATTCAAAACAAAAAAGAAACGAGCAACTAAAAAGAAGTAAGTCTCCCGACCATTGGTAATCCAATGGTCGCATTCGCCCCTACCCAGGTGAGAGGAGTGTGCCATGTGTGCTGTGTTACTTTTAATTGTAATATTAGGAACAGTAGTGCAATTGAAACCTAGAGATAAGAAGTTCACAGTACATTTAATGGATTTAACTTAGTTGGCACTTTCATCGGTAATGGCAACATTACCGTCAGCAAACCGGTTTCTTAGTATTAAGACACGTTGTTTTAGTTGCTAAGATGCCGGTCATTTCGCCCTGCCTATCGTACCCGAGTCAGTATTACGATAGGCAGGCATCCGCCCCTAACTAACGAAAGTGAGGATGTTATGGATTGGCCGTAACAAATGAATCGCATTCTTAGTTCCTTAATAATAACGAAAGGAGCCTAAGATGCACTGGCCTTGACGGGATTGATTCTTTTAAGAAACTTCCCTTTATCTGAGCGGTGCTTTGAATCTCAAGAGGAGATTTCGGAATGGCGATTCGCGGTAACACACAATCCTTTACACCCCAACGAGAGCAAATCCTTGAGGCATTAAAAAGGTGTCATATCACTTTTTACTTGACTGGTAGCCGACACTTCGGTTATCACGACGAGAAAAGTGATATTGATTTCTTTGTTAAGGATAACAAAGATGTACGCGACTTCCTGGAAGGCTTGGGTTTCCAATATCTTCCAGAAAGTAGTTACACTGACCAATTGAGTAATCGCGTTTATCGTCACCAATGTGGCGTAGACGTACAATTGGTTACTAGCACTTCGATCAAGGCTGCGGCCCAGACCATTATCGGACATATGTACGGTAAGGTCAGGCCACCGAAGGGGGATCAGAGGCGATTGTGGAATTCCGCAATAGCCGCTGCTAAGGAATGCAGCCGCTGTTAAAGTAATTGTCTTCACTATTAACAGCAATGTTAATAGTGAAGATTTACGGTGGGCCACGGCATTACCCTAGTCTTAGTTGCTAGTACCCTAGTTTCTTAGACTCTGGTAATGAGGAGTTATGCTCTCGGATAGCAACCCACCACTGCCCTTTAACCTTTAAGGTGTCCAATGGTAATACTGTTGAGAGGAAGAATTCACGAATTCTTTGAACGGCGCTGTGTTAATTATATCAAGATTCGTAGACCATTAACACCGCAAGAATTGAAACGGTTTCGTTTTTGGTCTAAGTGGGAATGGCGATTACGTCCGAACAAATCTGATTAATCTGCCGACTTTAAGAATCTTAATATTAAGATTCTTAAAGTCGGGCATCCGCTTCTAACCAATGGTGCCTTATGATTAAGACTGTCGAGGGCCAAATACTAATAGCCTTAATTGACGCTCCTTCAAAGGAACGTCTACGGAAAGGAGAAAGTATAACAATAACAGTCAAAGATTGGGTTACTATGGATAGTAACAATTGGCAAGAAGCCGTTAATAATCTGAAAGGCCAAGGAAAGGGTATTCTCTTACTACCAACTTGGGAAACTGGAGATATTCTATGAACACCTACTGCCCATCATGTTTTCACCCCACTGTTTTAATTAACGAGGACAAAAACAATTGGAAGCGGCCTTACTATTGGCAATGTTTTCAATGCAAACTCGTCACTACTGACAATTTGACTGTCAATCCACGTTTATGGTTTCAATGCGAATGTGGACAACTAGAAAATCCTGAAAAATACATGAAGGGAATAATAACAGATAAATGTTTTAACTGCCAGTTCTGGTACGACGTAATTAAAGAGAAAGATAAACATATCATTGTCAATAGGGATGATGGACGGCACGCTTATTGTCCGGGCGATGAGACTCAAAGTGGACCAAGCCAATGGCGAGGATTTGGCGGTGCCGGTTTCAGATTTGTGGACTTAAGAACATTACAAGTCGTCACCAGTACCAATCTTTGGCACCGCGGTAGGATACCGGATCGTTTCTATCATCTGTTACCTGTAACACACCAAGGGGCTGCCAATGCTGTTAATCAAAATTAGCTGTCGGACTCCTACAGGGTTTGCATTCTTTGAATCTCCACAATATCAAACCAAGGATGACTTGTTAAGAGAAATGAAAGAAATCTTACCAAGCTTTAAATCATTTACAGAAATTGATGATAATTGTGAAGAAGAAATCTGGATGTTGATGCATCGTATCAATATCACACAAAAGAGATACGTAGGTACGCACGCTACAGTAGAAGTAGGTTAAAATCAATAACCCTGCAACGCTGAAATTTCAGCGTTGCAGGGTTATTCGTTTAAGAATATAAATTACTACTTTATTACTAGTAATTTTCAGTAATTGGCATAGTATGTGCAGGCGAAACTCATTTCTTACTTTCCTACCTATTCCATATACCCTATAAGAAGAAGAAGAAGAAGAAGAAGAAAGATATATAACTATAGGGAATGGCGGACCTGTAATAGACCTGTATGATGAACGTTCCTTACCTTATTGACGGCCCGTAAAAGCCAATTGCTGAATACAGAATCGCCCAGGTTGAGCTATCGGTAGCTCGGTAATGGTCTAGCTCGTCTAAGCCGATCATCTAACCTAGACGATTTGGGACATCAAAACTTACTGATTAATTACTAGTAATTTCTAGTAAGTTTGGTTGAATAATCACGTTTGAACTATTGTTATTAATTTCATTCCAGCGTACTGGTTGAAAAGCATCAATTGTAGTTTGTACGCGGTCATTGTATAGGTGTGTTCCGATTGGTGACGGTTTTACTAACATGGTTTCTTTCCAAGAATTAAAACCATGATCGAGAATTAATCCACCATACATTTCATTTCGTAAAAATTTATTACCGAAAATATGCTCTGAATCATCGCCATTAGTATTGTAAATACGGATATCGGTACCTATTAATTTGTTGGCAATATATTGATTATGTTGATGACGGCCACCAGCTTGTAATGAATTACCTTGATTAATATTATTACCAATAATCAAATTGTGTTGGTCAATATTATTACTTTCAACTGTATTACCTTCAAACAGAATTGCTTCACCAGCATTATAAACATGTCTTGTTTCAAAGATATCGTTACCAATAATAAGATTCTGAATATTGGGATTAAAGGGATTTTGAAAAACAATAGCCCTTAAACAATTCTCAAAAACATTATTAGCAATTATCGTTCCAGTAATACCGTAGGTATGTATACCATTACGGTAAGTACGATAGCTTTGTTTGAAAGTATTAAAACGAATCATCATATTTGATTGGGCAAAATTAATTCCGCCACCATCAAACGTACAACCTTCTACTAATGTTCCACGACCGTGCCACCAACCAAGCTCACCAAGAACAATGTTAAGATTCTTAATAGTGGCATTATGGATTGGTGGAGTGACATCATTACCGCGAATAATACCAGTTTCAGATATGTATGTCCCACCTTCAAGCCAAAAACCATTGGCTGCTAAGTGAAACACTTTACCTAGATGATGATTACTACTACGATCTTGAATTACTGTACAACCGTAGGTAATCAGTTTCGCAAAACGTTCATTGATACGAATAGGTCTTTTACTATAGTAAGTGCCGGGCCACAGTATTACTGTAGTCCCGTTATTGAGATACTGTTCAATTAAATCTTCATTCCATTCCGATATATGAATTTTCTTTTTCTGAATATAAGGGTCTTTAATAATTTTAAGATCAACACTTTCTTGCTGAGAGACATAAACTGTATGAACCCCTTCACTGATATTTCGATTGCGTATACTATAGGAACCATGATAAGCACCAACGTCCAAGACAGGGTGTATTTTAGGTGTAACACCATAAGCCAATCCTTGTGTACGCTCTGGTAGCAAATTGTCTGAGATAAAATATGTCCAATCCGATGCATTCAATTCGGACTCAGTATTGACTTTGTTATCAAGCTCAGGGTTCCAATATAATGTTGTTCGCCATGTACTAATCATCGGTCTGTCCTTTTCCTTAGAAATCGGGCTTCTTTTGGTTTCCCATCCTTAGTTAATTCTCTATAACGAAATGTGATGATATCATTAATATTAAAATGAACCATCTTAAAACCGACAGTATCAGGCTTCAATTGCCGCTCTGAGTCAGTAAATCCAGACAATTCAAAAGTCACTGTTTTACCATCTGGATTTTCCCATAACATTTCTAGCGAACCCATCATACCTTGATATTTGCCACGACCATAATCGTAGCCAATAATTCGGGCCTCGCTATCTTTAAATGGTTTCATCTTCAACATGTGAACCGTTCGATACGGTTCCCATACAAACATCCTGTTTCGTAAGATGATCCCTTCACCACCCTGGTTCAATATCCAAGTCAAATACCCATCTAATTGTTCTATTGCGTCCACTGGTGTCTGTTCCACCAGATTAATAATTCCTTTAAAATCGTGTCGAGCCAACGCCGCATAAGTATCTTCGAATGTTGGTTGCGAGTCACCAAATTTTGATACCTTTAAATCAATTTTTTCATATAGACCTAGTTCATTGCCAGTGATTTTACCCTCAACCCAAATTGCATCATTGATTCGTCCAGGAATTAATACTTGTTGGTATGTAGGTGAATCAAAAACCATATATTTAATGGCTTCCCATTCACTATCAATAGGATTATCTTTTTTCGTTATTGATACAATTCTTTGAAATTCTCCTCTTGATGTAAATAACTCACCATCGAGAGGAAAATTGGGTAAAGCATCTAGGAACCATTTTGGTGCCCATATTGCTTTTCCATACCGTGACCATAAACCAGTCGCTGGTCTATTATTATTAATAGTATTATCATTAAATACATTAATAGTCATACCACGACTACAAGGTAGCCATAATGCTCGCATCCCGTCGAGCTTCTCAGACGCCCACAACATTCCACTTTTCAATTGTGAACGATGACGAGTATTAAGATCGTCATAGTTGTTGGCTAATTGGACAAATTTTCTGTTAGCTCGGATCATTTTATCCTGCCTTTAAGATAAAGGTGTTACCACCTTTTTCAAGTCGTCGGTTTTTGACTTTGATAAGCTTGACGATTTCGTCAAGATTGAATGGCCGATATTTGCCAAAAATACGAAAAGCAACGTCAACACCAACATCCATACTATTAGGTCCACCAAAGTAATTCCCATGACAGTGACCATAAAGCATTAATGTTCTACGAAACACAGTAGCCAACGGGTAGTGACACATTACTACAGGTACGCCACCTAGCTTTTGGCGTTCCATCATTGATGTTTTACTTTTACCGAAAGCTTTGGCGGTCTTTTCAGCGTTATCATGATTACCTAATATCATGCGTACATCTTTACATTTAATTTGACTTCGATAATATTCAATTAATCCTAATCTGTTAGTGATAGTGAAGTCACCTAAGATATAGAACAAATCATTGACACCGACATTACGATTGATTTGTTCTAATAACTCTTGACCCATATCATGCGTTGAATTAAAATTACGTTTAGCGTGGTCAATGATCTTTGCATGACCAAAATGCTGGTCGCTACTAATCCAGATTTTCATTAGTTGCTTACCTTAATTTACTTCCTCATATCTAATTAAAACTCCATTTTTATTACGATTAACGGCAACAACAACAGGAATAAAATTTTGATTTAGAATCGGTTCCCAATTAGGTTCTGATTCTTTAATAAAATTAGCGTATACTTCATAAGCACCATCATAATCATTAAATAATCCTAATGGTGTTCGCCACCATACTTCCCATTGTTTGATTTCATCAAAATGACCATCAAGAGCAATTTGTTTTGATTTTAAATCAATCATCGAGATATTTTCCTTCAATTAAATCTTCCCATTTTTCATGGTCAGATTGTGGTTTTGATTTACCCATTAAGACTACAGCTATAAGCGATAGTCCTAGTAAGATAAGGATGATTTCCATATTGTTGTTTTACCTTTCTTCTGGCCAGAACCACCAGATCAGAAGTAAGACTATTAAGATAGCTTCAAATGACATGTACACCCAACATTCTTGCTTCAAATTTCTTTAAAGAATTAGACACACCTTCTTTGAATCGCGGCGATTTAAGACAATATTCACGCCAGTTCTTTTTAAATATAAATCCTTGGTGATTACACTGTTCACATTTTTTACCACCACAATCCAAGCAAGGGTAACGATCAATAAGTTTAAAATTTAATTTTTGTATGTAAGGTTCAATAAACCATTGCCCAAAAGCAATACGTTTATCTTCAAAAGGATTGATAATGATATCACCATTATCCAGATCAAGATAATAATCGTACCCATCACGTTGAAGGGTAACGATATTCTTAGCGACCTGTAGAGCCGTAACCGCCGGTACCACGGGATGTTTCCTCTGGATTAATATTTGAAACTTCTTCGATATGGAAATCAGGGACAGGTAACACTACAAACTGTGCTAGTCGATCCCACCGTGCGATTTCAACAGTGTCTGTCCCGTGATTAACTAGGATGACTCCCCAATTACCACGGTAATCAGAGTCAATAGTGCCACCTAAAACGTGAATTCCTTTCTTAGCCAATCCTGATCGAGATCGCATTTGACAGAAATAGCCATGAGGGATACGTGAGCGGATACCTATGTCAACAAAACGAACTTCTCCGGGTTGAATCGCAAAACCAAGTGGAGAGTAGACATCAAATCCGGCAGCATGTTTGCTCCCTTTAGTAGGTAGCTTGGCATTCAAGTCAATCAGTTCAATTTCTAGGTGTTCGTACATCATACTATTTACCCTTTGTTATGTGATCCACAATTGAGCCGTCAATCTTACCCTTAGCTACAAAGCTATCACCATTAATTAATTCAATATTCATCATATCATCTTGATCGTCGCTTATTGTTAATACTTTATCAACAGGTACAATGGTTTGAGAAACTCCATCTGGTTGAGTGAATTTAAAGAAGAAAATTTTACCACCATCAAAGTTGATAAGTTTCATGTTATTTCCTCGCCAATTCGACAAAGACATTAAATTGCATAGCAACTGTGATTACACCGTATTTAGTATAAATATCGGTGTAAGGTCCACTTGGTAAAGCCATATAGACATTATCTAAGCTGATTAATAGTTCGGTGCCTGATGCATATTCTTTATTATTGTAAATATATTTCGCACCCAGCTTAAAAGTATAAAGTCGTTGTTCGTTTTTGTTGAAGATTTCCATATTAATGTTTGTAGTGTTACTACACCTTTCTGTAGTTGTTGGTTAGTTCTTTCACTTTTTCTAAGCCCCAATACTTATCCTTATGGTCTACTTCTTGAATAACGAAATCATTAAAAACGTTTGGAGCATATTCCCTAGCAATAGAGAACATATCTAAGGCCACCAATCGGATAGCCCAATCCGCATGTCTACTGCCACGCATTTCAAAGAAGTGTCTTAGTGCCCGCAGATTGGCTGTCACTACAATATGGGCAGCTAAGCAATTCGGATAAAATTCGCGGCCCTCTAAGCAACTAAGCAACTGAGCATGGATTTCATTCTTTTGATCCTCAGTCTTATTGAGCCAATCCCTGACAATAAAGACTGCGTTATCAGGATCATATTTACAGTAACGAGTAGACTCCTGTGAATACGCCCAGCCAGCCCTGTGGCGGACCATTTCATGACTACAGTATCTCGGTACAATACAATGGAACGTTAGATTGGCGTGTTCTAACACGCTACCGTGGCCCTGAATCTTAATATTTTGAATATAGTCGATGTTGCGTTTGCGACCCTGTTTATCACCGAAACTTTTGTAACAAATTCTTCCGGCGAATTCAGGAAGCAAGTCACCATCGTTAATACTATCAGTTTGCCACGGCCCTTTGGCGTAACATTGTACAGTGTTTTGTTTAACAACAAAAGCCATTTCAGCAGTGTTGATTTTAGTTTCACCGATGAGAGTCACTTGTGGCCGATGCAATATAATCATGTGATTTGTCCTGTGGCGTTCATAGGGATTAGAGCGTCCGCACAGTTACAGATATTTTCAAGTAATCCTAACCTGAAAATATTTCCTTGAACTTGTTCCACGTTAATCACTTTGTTAACCATAGGGATAACAACACCATTAGGTAGAACAATCGTATAAAATACGGCTGTATTATACATACTATTAATCGCACCGGGATTAAGTTCTACATCAAGATGTACATCATTACCCCAATGTAAGCGTGTAAATCGCATTACAATCCCTCCCGATAAATAAGTGCAGACTTACCTAGTAAATTAGGATCAACACTACCATCATCAAAAGTACAAGTTAATCGGTCAGAAGTAAGGCTTTCTATTGAATCAATAGAGAGCAAAGTGATAGCCATTCCATCTAAGTGTGGAATGGCTATTATACCACGATTGGCTGGATTGAATAGACCAGTATGAGTTCGTCTCATAGTAATTCTATTAAATCCAATATCTTCAATAATCCAAGGGACAAAATCACCTAAGGGAAATTCCAGTTTTTTAAATTATCTCTAATCAAACGTTGTTGGTGTTCAAGTGCGTAATTTTGCATTAGACTACCTCATAGAATTTACCATTAAAAGCCAAGGCTTTAATATTCTTAACAGCCGGCGTTTTAATGGTAACTGGTTTAAGCAGTTCTTGGTTTAATTGCACTTTAGTCTTAGGTAGAAATTTATCAATATCAATAAATTCTCCCTTTCGTACATAATCTACTTTTTCATTATTAATCATGATTTGTAAATACAGATCACCTTTATGTTCAATCAGTGGAGTACCTTCAATATGCTGACCCCAAGGCAAAGATTGGGCAACGAACTTTTCAGTTACCAGTCCTTCCTTCTCTCGCCTTTTATTGACAACGCCTTCGTAATTGAATCCTAAGATGCCATTGATTTGTGATTGTTTAATTATTTCATCAGGGGCACCGGCTTTGAGCTTAGGTATGGTTTCTGTATATACAGTTACCATGATGCCACGACGATGCAAACCCTTTAGGAGTCCGATTAGGCGTTCTCGTCGCATCTTCATGTTAGGCGTTCCTTGTGTTCTTCGGTGATAGTTCGTTTAGTCTCAGTAACTTTATTAATAAACAATTCAATACAAGTTTTATGATAATTATCAGCAACAATTTGTATCTTAATTTCTTCGTCTTTTTTACTTAATATTAATTCTAGTGAGCCTTTACGCCATTCATTGATTTTAGCAATTGTCCAACCTTCGAGGTCTTTGAGTTTCATAATTCATATTTCTCCAAGAAAGCCATTAATTGTTCTTTGCTCCCCAAATAGTAATCATTAAATTGGGCAATACCTACAGCACGCCCTATTTCTTGTTTGATAGCACTTTGTAATTTATTTGATAGATATATTCTATCATATTCACTTGAAACTTGTTCTAAGGCACCATGTAGACAACAAGCAGTAATTTTTCTAAGATTATTGAAATCTTTAATATAAAGAATTCTTTTACACCAACCCATTGTTTGATAAAACGTAGTTAGTCGCCCCATGTTTTTCTCCATTAATAATATTGAGGGCGAAATGGGAAGTAGAAGAATCGAACTTCTTGTACCGGCTTATAAGGCCGGGCCTCAGTACCACCGAGGACACTTCCCTAAAGGCCATCCTTGGCCAGACTATCCTTTTAAATATTAACGGCAACCAATACCAAAGAACCGGCGAACCGGGCCAGTACCGTTAAAGAATCGACCCTGGTACCCACCCTGATAACCTTGACAGCTACCAGCTTGGTAGCCTTGACAGCCACCAGCCTGATAACCCTGACAACTGTTACCAGTAAATTGTACAGGTACCATTTCACAAGACTGTACCGGAGTAGACTGTACCGGAGTAGACTGAGAGTTACGGCGATGACAAGCTTCACTATAACCAGTGAACATTAGCATCACAGCCAGTACAAACAGCCATACAACAGCAATACGGACCATACTTACCATTCGCATTACAAAACCCTCTTTGGGCGAACTATTAGTTACCTTAAACCGTTTAAGGTAACATCGTCTCTAATTATTAGGATTGTCGGCCTCGAATAGGATATCTAGGTTTCTCACCTTTAAGCATATACCCTTCATCAAAGACTTGTGTCGGTAATCCCAGCGGCCACAGTACAATTCGGGAATCAGCTTTGATTTCAAAGACTCTTTCTTTCTGTCTCAACTTTACCATACCAAAATACTTATGCCTGATGTAACCTTCCCATCTAGGAACAACTACTGTTAACCATATACTCTTATTAATAATATGCGAGAACCATTCTTGCTTACGTGCAGCGGCATCACAGCCATTTTCATAAAGAAAATCAATAAGGCGACATCTTATAGTCGTGTCAGAAGGTTTCTTCATTACCGCTTGTACTAACATCCAATAGATATTGCGGTTCATAAGTCCTCTGTTAATAATGTTAAGATGTATAGTCGGAATCGAACCGACTGTGTGGCAGCTTCACGTTACTAATTCAAGGTAGGAGTCGCACCTACATGGGCTACCACTGCTCCTGAGCTTGTCCCCATCCAAGCTGTATACACCTACAGGTTACAACTTGGCTAACCGCCTCGGGATATCATTTTCAGGCTCCCGACATTTGTACCTGTATTATTGCCAACGGGATTCGAACCCGTATCTTCGGATTGAAAGTCCGAATGTCCTTGACCGTTAGACGATGGCGATGCCACCATTATACTATTAAGTTTTAATAATATAATGGCCTCCTCACAGTGGTCATTCCTGTCGTTGGAGGATGTAATGAGAGGATACTCTACATTAACCGACAGGCCCATTACCTAGTCTTACGGACTAGGTTTTCCTTTTCTATTTTCTTTTCAAGCTCAGTAATTTTAGTTTCTAGTATCTTCCATTCTACTGCACTTTTAACTGTTTTAAGTTGCAACTTCATTGCAACTAGTCTAGCTTTATCGTCCCAAGTAATGAAGTCCAATACACCGATACCATTCTCATCATAAGCATAATGGACCTCATCGCAAATTTCCAAGTCTCGATAACGACCATCAAGAACTTGCATATCTTTTAATAGTTTTATCATCTTATTTATAGCAGGGATATCTTCATTATCAATATCTCTACTATTAATAATACTTTGACGATTACGATCAATAAAGAATAGTTTCATTTTGCTTTCACCATGAACTTGAATTGATTGTTATAATAAACATAGACTGCACTATACAATTTTAATTTTTCCTCAATAACGGAAATTAAAATTGTTGTCTGTTTAATCTTCTCAGCGTCGATTCGATCAAACATGATTCCTCCTAGTGGGTCGGGCGGGACTCGAACCCGCAACCCTCAGATTAAAAGTCTGATACTCTACCGATTGAGTTACCGACCCAAAGCAGACTGCCATCGTTACATATCCTCCGTCTGCTAGGGAGGCATTTGGAGATAGGTTAATCGTGTTCTTCTAGGCAGCATTAGGTCGGAACGATTAACCTTTGGGCACAATGGCTTAGCCCTGACAAACCACCGACCCGTTTAATTAGGATTGCAATGTTGAAGCTGACCTATAAACTCTTCGAGATTGTCATCCTCCATTGTGTTACAAAACTGCTCCATATTAGTACGATTGAGGTCTACGTGTTCTGATAATAGAATTACAATTAATTCTATTAAATCACTTTCCTCGTACTTTTGTGACAAATCGAAGGCTAGGTCAGGCATCGTCATTTCAACCCCTCATTAGTAAGTCTACAACTAAATGTAGACGTTCGGTTGTACCTTCATTAAAGAAGGTATGTTGTATCTGATGGTTAACAGGGCCGTTCCATGTCTTTTCAGGAAAATGAATACGGCCATTTTCTATATCCCACCAGAAACATTGGTCATTGGTTTTGATAGCCAAGTGCCAACGTTCGGTTTTCAAACCTTTAACATTTTCCGGTAATAGGTCCGTATGAGGCGGCACCTTAGAACCGGGCTTCACAATATTAACCATTACATGAATAGGCTTACCATTGCGAAGTTTAGCAATTTCATTAATTGCTATCTTTATCGACATTGGTAGCCATTCAGGTACGGCTTCACTTTGTGAACAGGCCATTTCAATCTGACCTGCATCACAGCTATAGTTCAGCCCTTTGGCTACTTCCCATAGCTCAAACATATCTAACTCAGAACGGTACTGGTTCATTATGAATCTTCATCTTAGGTAAGAATATTTTTCGTACCAATCGAACTATAGCCATCGCGTCATCTACAGCACGATGTGTAACTAATGTCTCTTCGTAAGGGAATGCACGTTTCAAACACAAGTTCAAATTCGGCATCGCTACATCACCCGGCTCCCAAAAGTGGGTAGAGGGGTCGATGACACGATGGCGAAACACTACTGTACTTTTATCACTTAATAGACCTTCAAGAAAAGGGATATCGAAACCAGCGGGATTCTTACCAGCAATGTTAAGACTCTCCCCAGGTTGGAAACCGTTACGTTTCAACCATTTCTCGATGAAGTCCTCTACCTTCTTAGGTGCGAGTACAGGGTGTTCCTTCAATTCCTCAGTAGGAATTTGTCGTTTCTCAAACTTAACCAAGATATCCAAAATCCTCGCATTCATTGATAACGCTACAATATTACCATGAATGCGATGCGGTTTAACATAACAGTGGAAACGAGGTAGTTCATCTAAGGGTACAGGATTGGTTAGGTCATCAAGGACCATACCAATTTCTAAAACTTGGTCTCGATAAGGATTGAGACCAGTCGTTTCTACATCTAAGCTGATGTACTTCATGAAAGTATTATCCTTTAGCAGTGAAACAGCCAATGATTACGGTTACAACTAATCCCGCCCATGAAATGATTGCTATCATACACAGAATGAAATCAAGACAATCATTTCTGCCATTTAAGCGGCGAGCATATAAGCAAGCCGTAATCATTGAGAACAACAGAAAAACTACCGTACTCACGTAGACCATGATTGTTTCTCCTAGCCATAGTAATCGGTCAGTCAACCAGCGATATCATCTCCCTCAATAACACCTTGAAAATAGCCTGATTTGTGTCGCCGCCATTCCATAATTAAACGAGCGAGGCTAACCAGCAAACTAATCAAACCAATGATTAGTAATGGATTACCTTTAAGGTGTCCCTCAGTGTAACCTTCACTTAGATCACCACCAGGACCACGATACATATTAGCTTGTCTAATGATTTCCTTATCATTAACGAAGTCCTCTAGTTCCTTAAAAGTATTTTTAGCGAAACGACCTCGCCGTTGTTTCAAAGTTGATAGTTGTTTCATTAAATGAAACGACTCACCAATGATATCCTTTTCATTGCTTTGATCGGAGTTGCATTCTGCAACTAGCTTTTTGAGGCGGCTAAAGTTAAGTCGGTCGAACATGGTAGAACCTCTTGAGGGTTAAGTCGGAACAAACCATAATGATCGCCTAATACTACCATCTTAGTATTTAGTTCTTCGCGATCATTCAGAAGTCGAGTTATTTTCTTTACACCGTCAATCTTTTTACACCTATACCAATTGGTTCTTTTATCATTAAAGTCAATTGTATAGATATAATAGTAACCACGTTCGTCCATTTGTTCGGTGTATTTGTATCGCATCTTACTCCATCATCCCCGTTTGAATAATAAGATCAAAACGAATCTTTTGTTTTTCATTGGGTTTGATTACAAAACTATTGAATTTGAAGTTACCGTCATCCTCATAAAAGAATTCATTGATTTCATCTTCCATTACTTCATCAGTGTTAAGACAGTTAATATAATGACCGTCAAAACGTTCAAGCTTTTCAAAATCTTCACGATTAACTGATAACACTAGCAACTTAGCAACTTCCGTTGTCGTCTCGAATATGACAAGGACTTGCAACATTTCATTTCTCCTACAGAGTAAAGAAATCGGCAACCCAATGCACCTAGCAATTGAACACAACAAATGCAAGGGGTACTATTCTTAACTTCGCCTTTTCTATTAAGGCGAATATTAATAATACCCCATTCCATTCTACCGAGACGCCAACGTTTCCTGGCCCGGCGATAAGCCATGATTTCCGAATGCATTTTCGGGAACTCATGGCGTGTATGGTATCCATAATGTTTGGGCGGCGTCTGGTTGTGATTCCATCCCCAACCAAGCAGCTTACCTTTACAATCAACAATGTAACTGAAATGAATAAAATTATTTCTTTCAGGATGATCCGCCAAGGAAGAGCGAGCATGAGCGAGACAACTCTTTAGCAGCCGCTTCTTTGTCGGCAATGACGGCATTCTGATTCTCCCTCATCTGTTTTGCACTAATATATGCTGAACCATATTTTTTGTTAATACTATCATCAACCGTACTACAACCTGTAATACGTTGACTTAATATGCGTTGAGTATTAAAAATGGAATGTATCCATTCTTCACGGGTGCCGTTATCATCTGGTTGTTTTGGTTTGCGTTTTAATGGGCCGATGCGAGTCATACCCATAACAGTCTCCATTAACATTAACAGCCGTAGTAGTGTGCAAAGTACACACTACCAAGATAATCTAGGAAAATCCCGGCCGGGCGGCCACTATTCGGAGAAAATTTCCGAAATATTTTTTACGGTTGTTAATGTTAATGAGAACTGTTTATGTAACAGAATTAAAACTGGTCATCTAAAAGCTTACAACGTCCTTCTGATTCTTCTAAAGACATATCACGAAAAATATGACCAGAAGTAATAATTTCCCAAGCAATCTTAGCTTTATCGAGTAAAGCAAATTGATAATCTTCACTAATTCGACACTTATGTTGAGCAACTCTTAACTCAGGATATGTTAATGTCATACCTTTCGTATTACAAACAATTTGGTCAATTGCTGAAATGAAAGGGGCACCAACATTTTCACCACAAAGCCAACTATAAATAGTAGTTTGGTCAGCCCAATTAGGAGCTTCTTCTTCAAGATAACAATTACTGTTAATATAAACACCGTGAAAATTAATTGGATTACATTTGTCGTGTGATCGAGCTAAACAACCGTATTCACGCAAACGTACATACCCTGGTTTAGGAGAAGGTGCAAATTTTGAAACGTAACCATTAACTTTCCAATCAAGAATTACGTGTGCCCCTTCTTTATTAATAAAGAAAACGTCTGGCTTGCCAAGGAACGGGACAGCTTGTATTGTCCCTTTCATACCTTCCCTATGGCCGCCGATCATGCCACGTACAGTGGATTCAAAATGAGGTTCAGTTAATGAACTTTCTAGTTCCAAAATTAAATCATTTAATGATCCAATTTCCTGATAAAAATTGAAAATATGCCGCCCAGCTTGGTAGCCGAAGTCACGATTATGAACTTCTACTTGTGCTTCAAACAGTGTAGTGAAATCAAATTCGGGGTTGCCTTTATTAACAATTTTTTTGTAAAGATCAGCTTTGACATAGGCATCAAAAGCAGAACCAGCAGCCATTGCTTTATTTTGAGGGAAACGTGGTGGTCTGTTTGGCGATAAATAATTTTTATAGTAAGTATCTATATCTTCATAAAACATTCGCAATGAAGTCGGACTCATGTATTCTGGTATTCGCATTTTAATCATTCCCGTTAATTGTTGCTAGTTGATTGAGTTTGCTTTGATAGCCAAGAAAACTAACATGACCATCAATAAAAAGGAAATTACAACCTCCATCATGAAAAGACCAATAGTGATAAACATGCACATCGTTCTCTAAATCTCCTGGCCCATAATTGTGAGTAATAATATTAACACCATTAACTTCTAACTCAGAAGTACCAAGAATTACATCAGTTGATCCTCTGTATGGAGATACTCCATAACCACCAACCCACCATCCCCACCAACCTTCTCTTGAAGCTGGTCGATCACCAATAGCAATAGTATTACTAGTACCATCTATAATATAATTAATATTAACAACATTATTTGGAGGTAAAACTCCATCCATCAAATATTGGTTTTGACCGAGTACACCCTGATAACTTGTAACTTTATTATCATTACCAGCCAATAAATAACTTTTATGTGAGCGAGCATCTGATAGACAAGTATATACTTTTTGTTGATAGGTACATAAAGGTTGTAAGTAAGGACTAATTGACCAATCAATATTATTATATAAAACTTCTTGATCTAAGTGTGGTAATAGAAATACTCCCCATGAAAACCAATAACCTGGAATCCATCTGTATTGTATTGGTTTTGGTAATGAAGAACAAATGACTCCCGGAGGAAAATGACTATTGTGCATATGATAACTATGCAAAGCAATACCCATTTGTTTAAGATTATTAGCACATGAAATCTTAGCTCCGGTTTCTCTTACTTTCATCACTGCTGGCAACAACAAGCCTATTAGAATCCCGATAATACACACGGCGATTAGGATTTCGATTAGTGTGAATGCTTTCCTCATCTTTGGTCTCCACATTGACTTTTGACCAAGGGATACCATTAGCAATTGTTAAAGCCTGTTGCAAATTTATTGCTTGAATATTAATTGTTTTATCTGTAATCACATCAGCAGCAACCCAAATATTATTACGATTATAAACAGTAGTTCTTCCTGATATCCAATAACCATTACTTTTTTCTTCCCATCTACGACCATTAACTGTCATTGATCGCATTTCATTACACCTAGTAATTTACTTTTAGCAGCTTCTAAATCATTAAATATTGTACTTTTAGAAACTTTACATAAAGAAGCTATATCTTGTAATGTTAAACCTCTAGCTTTAAGTTCTATTAAATCACGATGATATTGATTTAATTTAGATAAACATTCTCGTACATCTAATTGCATATCTAAATCAATATCAGGTGCTTGAAAAATTTTCCATTGATTATCATTGCAGTGAGTGTAAAATTTTTCACGTTTAAAATAATTAATAAGTGAATTTTTTATAGCTGTATATAAATATTTTTCATTTCTATTTTTAGATTTTAAAAATATTATATAAGCTATACCAATAAGTTCTTGTATTTCAATTTTATATTTTTTACATATTGGTGGTAATACGGTTTCAATTACTTCTTGAAACTCCATAGTTCCAACAACTTTCTTTTGTTTTGATTCATTTTAATATGTAATAAATAATTTAAAGAATACCGATGCCCTACAGGATCATAAATCATTTTACGTTCAGAGTCATAATATACAGCATGGTACTCATTTGGGTTCGATTGAAAGCTGAGAATACCTGATGTTTTTTCTAACATTGGCATAAAGTTTCTTACTTCTAACATTGTACCAGTATGGGGATCATCACAGTGATTGGGTAGCACTATTGATAAATATCCATATTCTAGTCCAACATTAACAAAGTCATAGAAAGTACATGCCTTATATCTTAAAGCATCGGATTCATCTTTACTTGGATCAATAACAGTACCAGGATATACTGAATGATATTTATTAATAGTTTCTATAATTTCATCATAAGGTTTATTCAGATACATCGCCATCGCTGATGGAAGGCAACTCCAAGGATTGGGTTGAATTATCAATTGGTCGAGACTCATTGAAAATAATTGCTCCCTTTTCAACTTCTTTGTATTCGTCAGCGTTATCTTTAAGAATTCGTGGAATACGAATTGAATAAATACAAGTGCGAATACCACGTTCACGGCAATAAATTAACATTGGTAAAATAGCTGGATTGCTTGTGCCGAAATAAACAACATCTAGTTTATCTCCAACACGGGCAAGGTCCATAGCCATTTGAACATTCCAATCCCAATGTTTAATTTTATCAGTGGCTTCTTTAAAGTAAAGAGTAAATTTCAAACGTGCTAACGTGCCGAGGAATTTATCGTTAATTTTATGAGTAGTACCATAGGCATTCATATGAAGGATATCAACTTGATCTATGCAACTACAATATGTTGCATAATTTACCTTGCCATCAAACACCTTACGGGCATTGTAATACAGATTAGAGACATCGACAAACAGTGCAGCTTTCATTGTAGTACCTTAGTTTAAATTATTAATATCACAAACCCCACCTGAGCAATACTTGTCTGCATCGCCATCAGGTACATAGTTTTCGTCCGGTGTAAGCATGTTCCAATTAACTTTCTTAATCTTAGATTTCATCTGGTGAAAACGTTCTTCTGTTATACCAGATTCAGGCATTTGGTCATAAGCTCCCTCTGGTGAGTGTGGTAATAATGAAACAGATTTTACTACAGGAATCACTGCTGACAATACTTGTTCAATATCATCTTCTTCATGTTGAGGATTAAATTTATAAATTCTTAATCCTATTTGCTTACCATTAAAGTAATCCCAAACAAAACGATAATCATCACTAAAGACTTCTCGATCAGTATTCTCTAAAATCAATTGAATGCTTTGATTATCAAGTGTAGTGAATTCACTCAAAGCATAAGACACCTTATCTAAGTTGTCTATATACTTGACAAGCCGCCATTTAGGCTTGAAATAGAGTGTATTAGATACGGCATTATCCGCCCATTCACGTTGAAGGGTAATAATATTAATTGCCTGTTCCCACAACGACACATTAGCTGCCGGTTTCGCCGGCCCTTGAAGAATAGGATAATAAAATACAAGAGTATTATCTGGATCGTATTTTTCTGGCTCGTTAGGAACACCAGCATTAATAAGTAAGGGTGTTATTGGGTGATTTTTCGGGATTCTAGTTGCTCTTAAAGTTTCTTTGAAAGTAGGATATCCCGCTCCGGGGGTACAACCAACGAGCTTTGGAACGGTACCACCGGGTTTAATAGTGGTGACTTTGATTGACTCAGGTACTCCTGCTTCATTAGCGAGGTCTCGATTATATAATCTGATAAGATTATAACCTTCCCGCATTGCCTTGATAACAAAATTAAGACCTTTAGTATGTTTCCAACCAGTGAAATCAATAATGCCAACGCCGATCCTACGATTACGAGTAACCACTGCATTAGTTGTATGACTATGAGTAGGCAATAAAGATACTGTAGAGGAATAGAAGCAAGCGTATCGACAAGCTTCATACCAAGTTTCGACATCAGGACACCGTGTCGGGCAAGTTTCAACTACATTACATAATTCATGAGATTCAAGAGTAATTTCACCACACGGATTTAAAAGATCAGCTACATCTATTTTGAGATTATCTTGATGTTTGCCAATTCGACCATATCGAAAATTACGTAGATTTGCTACTCCTGGCTCTCCCCTAATTGGGACTCGGCGAGCGACATCACCAAGCAAGTCAAAATGATTATCATCAAAACATTTAACCGTGTTATTGGACATACCTCCAAATGCTTCGCGTTCTGGATGTTTGTCGTAATCTTTGAGGTCAAGGAAAGTAGGGTCATTAATCCAGCCCATAGCGATTTCAGCACTACGTCGCACATTACCAGCAACAACACAACAGCCACAGGCGTTAGCAAGGTCTGTTTTGAGACGAACTATGTCGTAAGTTTGTGGATTGTTAATATAATTAAGGAAAAAGTTCTCAATCCGACTGTGAAATTCTTTTAACGGTCGTGGCCCCGATGACACTCCACCAAACCCTTTGATTAATTCACCCATTGGACGAATTTCATCATAGATGAAAATTGGTTTTGGGCTACCATTAAGATATGATTCAATTAATAGTTTTACACTGTTGCACCAACCTTCACGTGAATCGGGAATAATATATTTAAAAGTACCGCGAGGATGTTGTGCTTTTAAACTATCCCTGATTGGTTCAAAACCTACACCAACACCTAACATTAAAGCATCCATCATCCAAGCAATATCTTCACCTAAATCTTCACCTAGCTTTAATGCTGCACAATTATATAGTGGCATTGATCCACGTTCATATACGAATTCCGTGCCCATTGCCCATAAGCCACGACCGGGCGGCATCCAATACATATTAAACATAGATATTGCCATCTGAAAGGCAAATTCTTGCCAATAATTTTCATCCCATGGAATATAATTCTTTAAATACCAATCCTTACGAATACTCATTACTCCATTGATAACACGAATAACTACATCATTCCAATTTTCTTGTTGCCCGTTTGGCTTTAAACGAGAATACGTTCTATAGAATACTAATTCACCATAACCATCATAGCCAAAATGTGGCTTCATTTCTTGAATATCTTCAACACGTTCATCATCTAAAGCAAAGAACTCTTTGACAAACATTGTATTTGTAGCACCATTTCTGAGCGACCGTTATATTCGGCGTAAGGTTCAATTGAAGCAAACGGTATTGATTTACCATCTACTATTTGACTAAATTCAACGCTATATAACCAACCTTTTACTGCGGGATCAAGTTCAAAGAAAAATGTCACTAGATTTTTATCTCTAGCAACAATATATCTCTTTGGTTTAATATTATAATCTTGACCAGAAGTTTTGAAAAAGCCAAAGAAATCACAATGTGGTGAATAGTATAAATTATTTAGCAGTTCCTGGTTGAGCGTTTTCATTTTGACTCATTTCCCCTACAGCACTTTCAATTAATTTACCTTTTGAATTGAAGTGCCAAATCGAACTTCTAAATGATTTAGTACATAAAACACTTACCATTCGATAAGTACAAGTTTCATCGTCACTTTTAGGATAATTTCCTACATATACATCTAATTTAGCCTTATTAACAAAGTGCATGAAGCGATCAAAATCAGTTTCAAGCATTGATCGTCACCTTATTATTTTCATTAGCAGTGTTAATTATATCATCACAAAGTTTAATGGCTTCTGTTAAAGCTGTTTCTATAATAACAGAAGCACCATTACAAGTTACAATTCCTTTTTGGGCAAGTTCCTTAATTCTATCAAGCCGTTGCCGTGTTATAGGTGTCCCATTCATTAATCTTCTTCCTCTTTCTTTTCTATATGGAAATCATAAGTACAAGCATCTACTCCACCGCCACGATTTGTAACACTTTTAACAGTGACTTGATTTTTTAAATTGAAAACTTTTTCATTTAAATATGTCTGAATCATTTCACACAAAGTGTTTTGATTAAGACTAATTGTTGTCATTCCACTAATCATATTTTTCCTTCCGATCTTAATTTATTAAAAGTAGCTTCAATTCGTTCAGCATTTCCAGTAGTATAAGACTTGCGAAGTTTAGCTTCTTTCTTTTCTTTTGACAATTGATCTTTGGGGAAGAAATTAATTTGTGTTCTTTGTCGAAATGTTGTAGATGCAACACAAATAGTTTCGTCATCTAAACTAATAATTAACCCGTAATTACATCGAAAATGATCTGCTTTATCTTCTTCATCGTAGTAATCATGGTCAATCCAATAAACTATATCACCAATCTTCATTACTAATTCCTCGTAATTTGGCTTCTTCAACCATAATATTATAAATAGGCCATGACTGTGATTTTAGTTTTTTATAAGGTAATAATTCATTTAAACCCATAGCGTTCCAAAATTGTTCTGCTCGCAAACAAGCAATTTCATGACGTTCTTTAAGATGATAAATAATATTAATTAAATGATCGTTATCAATTTGAACTAATGATAGTTCTCTACCATCAGCCGTTTTCCATATAATTTTACGGCGGTGAAAATAAAGTTTAATTTTCTTAAGTAGATTTTTCATTTGAATCAGGTCCAAATAATTTAGTTTTGCGTCCTTTCCAATTTGCACCCATTCCTAGTGACTCAGATTCTAAGTGGGCCACCAATATTTCTGGTATTAAAATACGGTGACGACGATCCCAATGCAAAGCAAATTTAATATCACTATGAGCAGCGTCATCGCTGGCATCAGGATAATCTTTCCAACGGAAACCAGAATGGATACCTTCGTTATAATGCCATAATTGGAAGAAACCAATTGGAGTATAACCGTGTCTACCTCTAATAATTCGCGTCCCTATTCTTGCTTGGCCTGGGAAATTGCAACACAAATGATAACCATGTTGGGCATGTAACCAGCCAGATTTTTCAAAGGCTTTCCATTCTTTCCAAGTTTTAATCATTACCCGATCACAACCATAAAGGCAAGTCGGGTCTAAATGAGCGACATCTAACATTTGACGAAATTGTTGTGGTAAAACAATATCTGCGTCCAAGTGCAATACCCAGGAATTACCACTTAAATAATTTAAACCAAGACTAATACCTCTACCTTTATTAAAAGGTCGAGGGCCGCCGCGAGTGAATTCATTAGTAGTAACTACTTGTAAATTCCACTTGCGGCATAATTCAATAGTTTTTGTATCGTCAGATGTAGTTACAATCACCCAACGATCAAAATGATTTAAATTATATTTAACAGTTTCGGCAAGAAAATCTGAATAGTTGACGCACACAGTTATTGCTTCAATGCGATTACTGTGGCAAGGATTCGGCTGTGGAGGATACATTATCTTTTAAACACTCCTAAGAAAGTATGCCAGTTTGGTGGTTGAAATAATTTATTTAATTCTTCTGGTGTTGAATCTGTCAACACCCACACACCAACCCCTTTTGAAGAGAATGCAGGAAACACTTCTAATTGAGCCGGAGTGAAATGATAACCAGCCGGATTTTTTACTTCAACCCACCGGGCACCATAACGAGCATGACAAACATATAAATCAGGTAATCCTTGTTGATATACATTACCATGAGTAACTATTACATACCAATCTCTAATTTTCAATTCTTTAACTATACGTGACTGAATTTCGGATTCTTTCTGGGACTTCTTCCCGAAGCTTTTGCTGTTCATGGTGCATTGCCAATGTTAAAACTCTTACAGCCATTTGATAGAATTCTCGTTGTCTTTCTAATCCATTAGACGACCCATCGGCAGCGTTTCGCATATCTTCAATGGCTTCTGTAGCACGGTTATAATAATAATCAGTGCCAGCTTTAAGTTTAAAGACACCAAGAGTACGTTCAAAATGACAACTACTCAGTAATTTCTTCAACTGCTTCAACATTGCTCTTATCCTTCGCATCTAAAAGATTAAAAACTACATCAACTGCTTCGTTTAATTTTGCTTTAGCTTCTTTCAATTTTCTTTGTTCAGTTAGATTTTTGATTCCAAATGCTTTATAATTTTCCCATTGTTCAGCAGGAATACAATTGTAAATTTCCATTACATCTTGATATTCCTTAGTAAATATTCGCTTCATATGATTATGAAGTTTTTTAACAGTATAATAATTACCGGCATCGGCGAGGTCAAGAATACGATTACGATTTCCTTTGCTAAGGAAATCTAACATTACTTTAACACCGTCCTCAATTTCCACTTTCATGTCGAATTTTGTCATTGCTTTGCCTATTTGGTTTTACCACCAATTGATTGTACAAGCACAACAATTGTCCTTTAGTCAAACGTGAATAATTAGGAATATGAACACTCATTGCCCATTCCCTAAGTTTTCTTATAGACAATTCTGTGCTTTTAACTTTCATGCTAGTCTTGAAATAATCAAGACATCCCTTTACTTCATTTAATATTCTTTCTGCATCTGTTGTATCTGAAATATGATTATTTCGTATAAAGTAATCTATTGACCTAGAAGAAGATACTATATCAGAGATAAGCATTATAAGTTTTTTACTCATTCTTCCTCTTTTCTTTAAATATTTCAGATTGCTCTCTTGCCATTGTAACTTGAAGAGCCTCAAATTTAAATATTTCACTTAGAAATTGACAACCATCATCAATAGCACAGAGTTGAGCTTCTGTTAATTGTAGACCTTTAGTGCGGCCTTCATTAAAAGTATTTATAAAATTCATAGCATTCATAGCAAATATTTGATATGCAGCAAAAACAGGCCCACTTTCATTATTCATTTTTCTGCCCAGGATTTCATTTTTTGCCAAGCCATTTTAACAAGAGGCACTTTATCTTTAAAACTATTAATTGTTTCTTCAACAACTTGATTACAGTTATCAACTATGTCACGATGATTAACAGTTAAAATTTCATCATGAACATTCATTGGTTGAACAAGCCATTGAGATATACCTTGTGGTTGTAATTGCCAGATATTGTTTTGCAATACCTTAGTCATGGACGCACCAGTACTCTGAATAACGTGGTTTTGAGCAGCTCGAATAACACTGCTTTGTAATGAAAAAGCTGCTCCATATAACGATGACTGCACCGCCCCACAAGCTGTTTGAATTCTCTCTCGTCGTCGTACTCTAATGCGAAGGTTTGCCCATTCTTTAGGAGGGGATTGAGCAAGTCCGAATAAGGTTTTGATAATTGAATTTTCAATATTAAAGTATCTTCGGAATCCAAAGAGGCTTTCAATGTAATCATGAGGGTCTTTCCAGTAGATTGCAGAACCTATACCTTGTGGTTGAGTTAAAGCAGAAAACATATCAATAATCTTATTTCTCGCTACCCCTACGCCGGGATAATTTCGCTGAAAACTATGAAGGGCTTTATCTGCCACTTCAATTGGTACGCCAAGTCTTTCTTTCAGAGTGAAAGCTTGACCACCATAAAGCAATGCAAACAATGCTGATTTAGAACGTGTATATTTATCGTCTACTGTACCGGATGAATCCAAGATTTCTTCATATGTCATATGAGGATAAACATAAGTTCCAAACAAAGCATGAATCTTAGTATCAGCTTTTCCTGTACCACCGCACCATTTGCATTTTAAGTTTCCTTCTCGCCCTTTACACTGGTGACATTCTCTAATGGTTGTAACGTCTCGTAATAACTTTTCGTCACCGTAGTTAGCAATTGCAATGACGATTTCAAAAGCATCAAAGTCTCCTCCAAATAATGAATATTCTTTTTGGCTAGGGTCAGAAAGTGGAAAACATCTTCTAACGTTTTTAACCTTTTCAATTCCTTGAGCATTAAGGCCGTCTGATCCTGACATTCTATTGGAGAGGGCACCGATGATTTTGTTAGAGACATGGAAACGCCCTGCTATTATAAACTTACTATACAATTCAATTTTCTTTTTAGCTTTACGAGCTTCAAGTACATTTTTAGCTTTATCTGCGGCAGGATGTTTAATTTTTCCTAAGCCATCACAGATATTGCATTTGATTCCTGTTTTCTGAGTCAGCTTATTAAAAGTATCAAAACCAGTACAAACACATTCGATATCATTATAACCAGCAATGGTTTCAAGTACAACTTTCTTAGTTGATCCTTTAAGAACAGTTTGTTCTTCTTTACTTAGTTCAGAGTAAATGTATTGTTTTACTGCCCTTGGTGCTGTAGGATATTTACCTATTAGTTTTTCGGCTTCTTTGATTAAACTCTTAAAACCATCTATATCAATGGCATATCCCTTCCAGCGAACAGCAGCAACACAATTACAAAGTTCACTATTTACATCACCGGGTTCAGGAAAACCTAATTCTTCATCAAGAATTTTATTATACTTTACATCGTCTAAAGCATATTGTAAAGCATCTTCATTTTCCCGCCAATGACGGATATGAAATTCAATTATTCCTGGCCAAGCCCAACCGTCTCGCCACTTATTCCGCATTTTGATGCGGCCTTTCCAATCTTTCTCTTTATTTGAGACAGCTTTGGCAAAGGGAGCAAAACCATATTCCAATGGCATTAGTCTTTCAGGTAAAGCAATTTCAGCATGTTTAATAATACGATGAGCTTGATGTTTTAAAATTTCTACCATTAAATCTTTTAACTTGGCACTTGGTTTAAATTTCAATACAAGATTAACAAAGTGTTCATTAATATTACCTTCTGAGTCAATTATATCTTGAATTACCCAATCTGGTTTGTATTTATCTTTCTTTCTTGCAAACAAGATGCCCGGCAAAATGACTCGTTTTTCAAGTTCAGTAATTAAAGGTTGAGCTAATGCTGTTGGTACTCGTCGAATGATTATGTCTTTACGTTCCATAATCATTTGATATTTAGTTGTCTTAGCTATTGAAAACAAATCTAAGTTACGGTGAAATTTAACACAGAAACGTCGAGCTTTGTCAGTTGGTTCAATTTCGGCAAGATAACTGATATAATCTCGCGGCAATACTTGGTCGCCACGATACTCTTCCAAACAATAAAGCATATTGTAGAGTTTGTTTAAATGAAACAAATCGAATACAATATTAAAACCAACAAAATCATGTTTAGTCAATTCTTCAATAAGAGCTAAAGTCTCACCCACTGGCCTATCAAAGACATGATGCAAGTGAATCTTTTCATCATTTTCATAACTGTATTGTATTAAAACTGCCGGCCCTGTAAGGCCACAAGTTTCAGTATCAACGTACACTTTCATTAATAGTCTCCGTTAACGTTAACATTCTTAAATCAATAATTTTCGCAGGGTATACAATCAATGTATTAGATACGACCGGAACGGCCAGATAAAAATTTTTATTTTCAAAAACTGTTAATGTTAAATAATCTAAGGAACAATATATTTAGCAAGGTCATCAATTGTTAATTTTCCTGCAAACCAAAGTAATGCATCTACCATTGGTTTTGCTTTGTCACCATATTTATCTTTCAAAGTATTAGCAGCAACAACAGCTTTATAATTAATTTTTGTTTTCTTAACCTGCATTACTCTGTTAAAATTATCGTCTCTACGAATCTTTAAAATTCCTTCAAAAACATCGCGTCGATGTCGATTAGCATAATAGATGGTTTCAATATCTGCTATTTTTAAGACACCGCCAACAAATTGTTTTTGAATGTCTGGTTCAAAATCAAGTAACATTCTACGTTGATCGACCCAAGCAGTAGATACTCCTAATTTTCTACCTATGTCTCGGCTACTCATACCTAATTGTATAAAGTCTTGGATGGCCCGAGCTTCTTGAATAATATTAATATCTTTTCGTTTAAGATTCTCATTAAGATTAGCTACTCTCTCTGCAATCAATCCATCAAAAGTTTTAATAATTGCAGGAATAGTGGGATATTTTAATATAATGAAAGCACGATGCCGACGATGACCAGCGACAATTTTATAACGATAACGTTTGCCAGTAAGTTCATCTTCACTATCACGTTGAACAACAACAATTGGTTGAAGTAGACCGTTATCACGAATGTCGGAAGCCAAAGGAACAATATCAGAATTATTAAGAACTCCACGACAATTAAATAATTCATCATTATGAATATCATCTACCGGTAATGACACAATTGTCATTTCCGGGAATTGTGATTGACTGTCCATTTCTTGCATTCTCCGAATTAGCTTTCATTTTGATAATATGCTCACAAGTTGTAGAATGGCATAGACCACAATAGGTCTGCCCATCTTTTGAATAAGGGAAAGTCTTTTCCATTCTATCTAAATCTTCAATTGTCATTTTAGTGTTATCCATTTTAAACCATCATTTTCTGTACGTCACCTAATGAAATTGCCTGCAAGTCACGTTTCTCTTTCAAATTATTTAAGACAAGTAAATCAGTAGGAAGATGAATGAGGTCAATAATAGTACAACCGCGGTTTGCATCTGCCCCCGGTCGATGGATACGGTCCTCGGACTGAATTCTATTCTCACCATTAAAATCATTGCTATAATAGAGAATAGTAGGGCTAGCAGTAAGAGTAAGTCCCATACCGGCCGATCCAGGATGTCCAATAAACACGATTTTATTGTTTTCCCCAAGTACATCGGTATCCTTATTGTTAACTCTTTGAAAAATAGAAAGAAGTTCTACATCATTAGTAATACCAAAACTACTAGTCCAACCGCGACCATCAACACGAATCCAGTGCCAATCTTCTTTCTTAACTAAATCAGTTAGTTTATCAATTGAAGCAGTAAAGCCAGCATAAACAACTAAACGCCCAACTTCATCATGTTCTTCTAATTGATCTTTGACTACTTCATCTTTCGGACTACTAAGAGTTAAAGTTTCTACATCTTCAATTTTAATCTTTCCTGATCCATGGCAATGGTCACACGGAGGATCAGTTTGTTTTCCAAAACAACCGCAATCTTTAATTTCTTTAATATATTTACGGTATTGGAATCCATCACTAAGTTCACGTAAAAGGGTTAAAGTCTTAACAGCATTTGGAGTAGAAGCTACAATTAGCTTCGCAGCATTAACAATCTCGCGAGTCGGTTGAATATTAATAGTCTTATATTGCTTCTCTGGCAAATCCAAACAATCTTTCTTGAATTTAACCAGAACTAATCCCTTAAGTCGTCGATACAATCTTTCAATTTCATTAACAGATGGTTCAAAAATATGACTGAAATCTTCATGCCGATCAATATGATCGCCACAAAGTTTGCACTTTTTAGCGTCATCCCACCAAGTCACAATCTTAGGATATCTACCCCCTGAAAGGGATTCCATATCTTTGACTAAAGCCAATGTCCGTTGAAACTTAAAGATATCGCCTTCTTTCAAGTAACCGGGACACACTGTTTCACACTGATTATACCAATCCAAAGGACTCTTAGGTGCCGGGCTACCGGACATAAAAACGACATACCCGTTATCACCGTGTTCGCGACGGACGGACTCAGCCAAGTGTCGGGCTGCCTCTGATCGCTGCGATGTAATAGTTTTAAGTTTGTGCGACTCGTCGAAAATCACCATTCGCGGCGGTAAGTCGCCGGTTTGCCAATTCGTTAAAACTTTCTTCAATTCATCATAAGTCATCAATCGTGGTACAACTGCTGCTTTCCATTTCAACAGTTCCAGTTTCACAGCAGCAATACCGCTTTTCGGTGCAAGCCACCAAACCAAATTTTGGGCCGCCTTTTGGTCATTAAGACTTTTAGTATATTCATCACCAAAAAGAAGCTCGATGACTTCAATGATTGTTAAACTTTTACCAGTGCCCATTTCTGCGGCGAGTCCACAATAATGGCGAGTCATAACATGCTTAGCCATTTCCACTTGATGTACGTATAATGGTCTTTTAAATTGTACATCAATTAATGGCTTATCATAAACGGCATATGGATTCTTACCTTGTAAAAACTGAATTGCAAATAAATTACGACAATTATTTTTAACAGACCAAACTTTCTCATCGGGATGCCAACGTGCCCCGGCCATAGCCTTAACTTCATCTTTCAATTTGAAAGGTGTTTTCAGTCGGATTCGTTCAGCATCAATACTAATGCTAACACCAACACTTTGGCCTTTGTATTGGAAAATAACTTTTTCGTAACTCATTATCTTACCTTTATTTATTTAGGTTTCAAATAAATACTTTTATTAGGAGCTACAATTTCTTTGTAGTCGTCAATTATTTCACAGTAATTTACTATGAAATAATCTTTTAATGCTTTACCTAAATCTCGTTGTTCTTGACTGCTACTCTCTTCCATTAATAATATTATAGCCCGCTTATATTTTTTAAGCGAGCCACTTATCAATGTCCAATCGTGATTAGGTGTTATATCCAAAACATGCCTAATCTTATTCACTACAGGGCGGGGTAATATTCCTTTGTAAAGGAATACAACATTTATTGTATTAAGGGCTTCTGATTTTGGTATTCCAAACCAATTTTGAAGTAAATCAAAATAAGGGCGAAAAGAAGTGGAAGCTCCTATCTCAGTTACCTGAGATAGGAGCTTCCAGTTAATATTGGTCGAGAGTAACGGTATTATACTACCGGTCTCGACCTTCATTGCCGCTTCCTTCCGCCTCTTCGGTACTATCCTTAGGATTTAGGAATTTATCCCGCTGAGTATTGTACTCGGCTTCTGTTGTGGAAAATTCCAGTGGTGATACACAAGGCGTAGCTAGTGGGCCATGCCAAATATACTTACCACGTTTAATTAGTCGTGATCGCAAAGTACAAGTCTTGCCTAGCAAAGCCTTGACATTAGGTGATTCACGCCGCATCGTTTTCGATGCCATAAAAAATGTAACAAACTTACCAACAGATGGGATGTATAGTAGATATTCGTAACCCGCCATACAACCACTATCTTTTTCAGCGGATTCAACAACAACTGCTTTAAACTTTTCACTCTGAGGATCAAAATAATTATAAACGTTTTCATCATCCCATTTTAGAGCTTTCATCCGCATATTAAGTACAAAACAATCAACTTGATCGCCTAGTACTTGAATTTGGTCATCACGTTTAATACCATAATGACCTTGTGGTACTTTGCCTTCCTTACAAGGCCCACTATTTGCACCATATAATTCAAGACGACCAAGGTAAGTATTATCGCCAGAGATTGCACTAAATGCGTTTTCATCGTAATTAGCTGCAACCTGACCGGCACCTTGCAAAGCTAGTTCTGTAGACATTTGAATTCCTTTTTAGTGTATTAAATTAAATAAATTAATTAGCAGCAATTGCAGCCCGAGCCTCAGCTTCCTTCTGCTTGTTTCGTTCAGCCTTACGCTCTTCTTTGGCCTTCTCACGAGCAGCAACCTGCTCATTGTACTCAGCCTCGGCCTTAGCTAGACTAATGGGGTCAAGCTGTAGAACCCACTGTAAAGCAAGTACGAATGCAGCAACTGGACTATTGGTATTAGTATGCTTGATTAGCTCCTGAGCAGGAGCATTGTTTTCAATAACATCCTTAAGTTCATTAATCTTACGGAAGTGAGGAGAAGCAACGAAACCAGTCTTAACAGTACCACCTTCACGCTGCTTCTGCTTGTTCTGCTTAATAACTTCCTGTACCAGACCAGTGAATTGTGTTGGCGGCTGAGTCATAGCACGCTCAACATAATCCTCCTGCTGTACAACGGGAAGCTTAGAAAGTACCATCGCGTTAGCGAGAGTCATCTTGCCTTCATTAACGAGAGTATGATACTTCTCGTCAAGCTTTAATAGATTTAAACGCTGAGAAAGCCACGATGGAGTCTTAGCGAGACGAGTGGCCAAAGCAGACATAGTAAGATTAGGATCAATTGTGAGAATACGTTGAAGTGCTTTCGTATACTCAATTGGTCGAGTCTCAACGCGAGTAGCGTTAGCAATAATCTGAGCTTCAAGGGTTTGGGCCTCATCGAGGTCCATGATGTGTGCAGGAATTGTTTGCTTACCTGCTAGACGACTGGCAGTTGTTCGCTGTAGGCCGTCAACAAGACCATAAACAGTTTCACCAGTTGCATCGTCTTTTAGCTCACGAACTGTAATTGCGTTAAGAACACCAACTTGCTTAATAGAATCCACTAATGCAATGAAATTAGGATTCTCTGTATTAGCTTCACGAAGTGCAGCGGGATTTGCTTTAATCTTGCTTAGAGGAATGTTATCAGTACGACTAGCCATTGTTCATTACCTTTGTGTTATGATTAACAACTGTTTTACAAAACAAAATCAAAATACAGTCTGATTACTCCTTTCCCTACAGGCGTAATGTTAACAATAACCGTTATAGTTAACATTAACAGACGAAAATACAAGCCGAATATATCGACCCGTGCTAGTTAGACAATTGGCGGACGGAAATTTCCAGAAAAATTTTTTTCGCTTACTGATTGTCTTACTATTGGGTCGATTGCCTACCCTATATAGAGAGTTTCAACCTACTGACTCTCTATATGATTAGAGTAGTGGGTTAGTTAGTAGTAATTGGGCGGATTTGTTAATGGTCAATTAACATTAACAGTTATGTATAACTGTTAATGATAACAAGGTGGAGGGTCAATGAAGAAGCGTGAAGTTATCAAAAAGTTTTTGTTAGCAAACACGTATGATGATTTAGCGTCCTTATATAATCCTAGTATGGAAGTGCAAGTCAATGTTGCACAAGATAACGGTACCAAAGTTACTGGTGAATATCTAGGTCGCAATTGGATTGGTTGGTCAGATGGTATCTCTACATGGAAACCGTTTAGAGTACCATTCTCTGCTAACAGTGAACCACATTATAATGATAGTGAATTGACTTTTGATTTTGATTCGCATGTTGAAGGTATCGGTATGACCGGTTGGGATTGGGAAAATAAACAATCCCGATGGGTCGCTTATGACTTCGATGCTATCACTGGTCACTCAGAAAAACATACCAAGAAACTTAGTGATACTGAACTTGAAGAAGTTAAAGAAAAATTGAAAGCATTACCTTTTCTTACTTTACGTTCATCTACATCTGGTAAAGGACTTCACTTATATATTCATCTTAACGAATCTGAACAAACCAAAACTGTTAATCATAACGAGCACGCTGCCCTAGCTCGGGCAATATTACATCAATTGTGTGCGTTACTCGCATATGACTTCGTATCACGTGTAGACGTGTGCGGAGGCAACATGTGGGTATGGCATAGAAAGATGAAAGGAACAGATGGTCTTAAAATTATTAAGAAAGGTGAAAATTACACTGTTCCACCAGATTTAGATTGGAAACAACATTTAACTGTTACTGAACGCAAACGTAAAAAACTATCTCCTAGTTTTATTAATGAAAGCATTGATGTCTTTGAACAATTATCTGGTCAAAATTCTAAGATTCCTTTAGACAATGAACACCAGAAATTAATTAATTATCTTAATAACGGTTCATGTAAGTGGTGGTGGGAAGCCGACCATCATATGCTAATTGCCCACACCTATGACCTTAAAGCTGCTCATACTGCTTTAGGTTTTAAAGGTGTATTTGAAACAATTAGCAAAGGTGATGAACAAGGTTTTGACCACAATATGTTCGCGTTTCCTATGAAGAATGGAGGGTGGGTTGTTCGACGATATACTAAAGGAACTGCCGAAGCTCCAACATGGGAAACCGATAACAATGGTTGGACGAAATGTTATTATAATAAAAACATTGACTTGCCTACAGCGAGTCGTGTTAACAATGGAATCGAACATCCGAATGGTGGATACGTATTTAAGTACACAGAAGATGCAATCAAAGCTCTCTCAATGTTGGGAGTAAAAATTGAACTTCCCATGTGGACATATGGACGATCTGCTAGAATTAAAAGTATTAAGAATGGCGAAAAGATTGTTATTGAAATCACAGCGGAAGCTCAAGATGAGAATCTTTCCGGCTGGCTCAATGAAAAAGGTTTATGGAAACGAGTATTAGTTTATGGTTCATCGGAACCAATTGAACCAGATCGTAATTATGATGATATTATTCGTCACTTAATCACACCATCAGGTGAAGATTACGGTTGGGCTGTCAAGAGTGAAGGTCATTGGAAAATTGAACCACTTAGTCATATTAAGATTGCTATTCAATCTCTTGGTTTTAATGGCAAAGATGTTAATTGTATTTTAGGTTCAGCAATTTTCAAAGCTTGGACAATTGTTAATTACCCATTTCAACCAGAATATCCTGGTGATAGAAAATGGAATAAAGATGCTCCGCAACTTAAATTTGTACCTAAAACAGACCTTGATTCTGCTACTATCAGTAATCTCAGTATACCTACCTGGGATCGTATTCTTAAACATACTGGAAAAGGTCTCGACGATTCAATTGCGAATAATGAATGGTGCCGTATTAATGGAATTTCCTCGGGAGCAGATTATCTCAAATGCTGGATTACGTCACTTATTAAGGAACCTGAACAACCTTTACCCTACTTATTCTTTTATGGTCCTCAAGGCTCAGGAAAATCAATATTTCACGAAGCCCTCACTACATTGTTTTCAAAGGGTATCGTTCGGGCAGACAGTGCATTGGTTTCAGGATCAGGTTTTAATGGTGAGTTGGAACATGCAATTGTTTGCGTTATAGAAGAAACTGATTTACGTAAAAATAAAGGTGCTTATAATAGAATTAAAGATTGGGTTACAAGCCCACAATTGGCTATTCATAAGAAACAACGTACTCCATATTCAATCCCTAATACTACACACTACATACATTGTGCTAATGATAGCGATGCTTGTCCCATCTTTCCAGGTGACACACGCATCGTAATGATTTATGTTGATGATTTACCCCCTGATACTCGTTGTTCTAAAAAGGACATGATGATAGGATTGACAAAAGAAGCTCAAGATTTCTTAACAATATTACATGCTATTGAACTTCCATTAACTAATGATCGTTTAAATTTACCAGTTGTTACTACTAACGAAAAATTATTAGCTGAGAATTTCAATAAGACAATGCTTGAAATATTCTTCGATGAGAAAGTATACTACAAACCAGGGCATGTGATTCGATTTTCTGAATTCTATGAAAAGTATTTAGACTGGCTTGATCCAAACCTTCATCACGAATGGTCAAAGATTCGTGTGGGACGTGAAATTAAGCCACCGTATTTCAAGGGTCGTTCAACCAAAGAAAACTCACAATTCTTTATCGGTAATGCTTCATTTAATGAAAATGTAGAACCTAAGGATAAATTAATCCTTGTTAATAATTTCTTAGTACCAGAAAGGAAAAGCAATGGGCAATCTCCACCTAGTTGAAATAATGGGTGTAGACCACCACTTAGAAGAAATTGAATTAAAATTATTTAAAGATAAAGATGCTGTTCCTAATCGAATTGGATTAGATTTGATTACTCATATTCGTAAATTAATTAATATTTTAACTGATCCTTCTTACCAATATGCCGGTACTCGTATTCATCGTCATGCTATAATGACACGAGATTCAGAAATTGATAATTTACGAAATGAAATACAAAAATTAAAAGAATTATTAGAAGCAAGTAACAATCCAATGTCGGAGTAATGTCATGCGAATTGTTGGAATTGGACATCAAAAAGATGTAGGTAAAGATACCTTTGCTAGATTCTTATCTACTTATCTACGCACCCATAGTAAGAATCTCAATATTCGTGCTGCTGGATTTGCTGACAAGTTGAAAGATATAGCTTATTCATTATATAGTTGGGGAGGATTAAAGCGTAAAGAATATTATGATGAAAATTATGCTCAGAAAAATATCGTCTTACCACTTATAGGCCGAACACCCCGCGATATTTGGATTGCAATTGGAAATCAAATGCGGGCACAAGACCCAAATGTTTGGCTTAATAATTTATTGTTATCTAATGATTGTGATTATCTCATTGTTTATGATATGCGTTTTCCTAATGAATATGATAAAATTAAAGAATTAATGGGTATCACTGTCAAGCTGACTCGTCCTGGACGAATTGTTGAGGCTGATGGTGCTGATGAACCGTTAAGAAATCATTCTTTTGATTATACATTTAATAACAGTGGCGACCTTAGTGACTTAATGGGTTCTGCCGAATTCCTTGGTAAAGTATTATTAGGTGGACAATGAAAATCTTTGAATCAACCAGTGAAACTAAAGATGGTTATATTCGTACTGTTGATAAAATTAAATTCTTTCCTTATAATCGTAAATTAAATCAATATCGCATTAATGATATAGCTACTGGTCTAAGCAATATTTGCCGATATAATGGACAATTAGATGAATTCTATTCTGTTGCAGAGCATAGTGTTTATGTAATGCAATGGGTAAAAAAGAATCATTTGATTGCCAATAAAAATTTATTATTAATGGCATTATTACATGATGCACCGGAAGCTTATCTTGGTGATGTACCTCGACCATACAAACACAGTCGAGCATGGCGTCACTATGTTAAGCTAGAAAATAAAATTTGCCGTGATATATTTGATTACTTTGGTGTAGAATATGAAGATAGTTGGTGGCGACGATTTAGATCAAAAGACCCGTGTGATCCAATTATTAAACAAGGTGATATGGCAATATTTGATTGGGAATATTATTCATTCAGGCCAGAATTTTACAATGGTAATGGATTCACCCATAAAATCGTACCAATGCAACCTAATGCAGCAAAAAGGTTCTTTTTAAATGCCTACCAAACGATCACACAATAGTTTATTGAATGTTAATAATAATTTGTTAGCAGCAGTAGCCTGCAAAGTTACAGGCAAAGATATATTTAGACATCATCTATGTGAAATATCAATTATTCCTTTAGATTTTGATTTAAAATATTATCCAGGATATATACCCTATAGCAGTGTAATTAGTTGTTCAATTGAAGATTGTGATTTTGATGTAATTACCAAAAAATATCATTTAGAACAAATTGTTCCTAATGGTAAGCCTCCATCAGAAGCTGCTGAATATTTAGAATCCTGGTTTGATAGTTTAAAATTATCTCCAAACAAAAAACTTATTCCAATTACACATGATTGGCCTTTCTTTTCAGCTTTTATAAAGAAATGGTGTGGCAGACATACTTTTGATTATCTATTTGATTGGAGATTTAGAGACTTAATTAGTGTAGCTTCTTTCCTTAATGACCGCTCAGAATTTAAAGCTCAAGAAATAATACCATACCCTAAACAAGATTTAACTTATATTGCTCTTAGTTCAGAAGTGAAAATAGATAAAAGTGATACTTTATCAATGGCAAATGGAATTGTCGATATTTATAAAAAGATGGTTTTAAGTGTATAATAAAAGGCCATCTAACCGATAAAGTTAGATGGCCTTTCTTTTTTGACAATCTGAACAAACTTTTGGTGTCACTAAATTACCATTTTCAATACAATCAGTATTAGCACAAACCTGAATAAGACTAATAGAACCGCATTGTTTTCGATCTTCTTTTTCTTCTCTATAAATACAAACTGGCCATTTTAAACGATAAGTATATTTCTTTACATACTCATATTTTAATTGCAAACATTCTGGTAATTGTCCAGTGACAATTATTGTACCATTACCTAAGTCTTTAATTTTCATATTTTTAATTTAAAATGGTCAATGATATCATTTTTAATAACTTCAACCATATTATCTGCATTTATTTCACCATAATCTTTAACACCTAAATCGCCCAAATCACTAAAAAGTCCTGCTTTAAATTTTTCATATGCTGACGCATAGCCTTCACCTGAACCACTACCATCACCAGGAAAATAAACATGAGTTTTAGCTTCATTTAATCTAGGATATAAACCTTTGTATAATTCAATAAGATATGAATATGCTGGACCAGGAAATGAACCTTCATCAACACCAGGAATATCATTAGCTCCATAGAGATAAAGATATTCAGAGAAATCACCATTTTCATCTAAAGCTGTAAATTTATTATTATAACTTTCATTAGCACCAATAACAATATTAAGCATATCTCCAATAAAAAATGGTTTAGTATAATAATCATATTCTACTTTTTTACCATAATTATAAGAATCATTTATTTGTGGAATACCGAACTTAATAACAGTAGTATTAGACCCATTAAGGGGCGGCAATAATGCCGAAAGTATATTAAATGAATTAACGAATTGATTACCTAGAAATTGGGCACCTTCATCACTAAGTGCATCATAATACCCATCAAAATAAAAGAATACGTTTGGCAATTTTGTTCTATTTAATTCTATAAAATATTCTTCTAATTGTTTAATTGCAGAATAATATTTTATAAGAATAGTGCTATCGCCATTTTTAGGTGGAATGGAACGAGCAAATAATGTAAGTCTACAAATCTGAGGAAATATAAGAGGATGCCATGTTTTAGGCCAATATTTCAAAGAAAAATCATCTACACCAAATGAACTATACGGTGCATAGTAAGGATTATTTGGATCACCAGATAAAAGCAAATCTTGAGTACATTGCAAACTAGTATCAGACCCCATGTAGTTGCCTTTTTGCCAAGGCATCCACAATCCTTTAATTTTACCAGTTTTGAAATCTTGAACATCAGGGTAACGATCTTTAAGTAAATAAATCGGCCCTTGTTTTTTATTGATCGGTAAGACCAATGTCATCCTCCTGTAAGCTGCTATCTTGCCAAACAGGCAATTGCATAGTATATTCAGGACGGAAAGTAGCCACTCGACCAATACTAACTGGAACCAAATTGTAAAGCACTTCAACCATAGCCCCACGCGGAATAATTGCGTCATCAGCTAATTGTAATTGAAGAACTGGTACAATAGTTGGATCACCTGTTACACCTTGAAAATAAACATCTACAGCGTAAAGACGATTATTAATTTTATTAATAACTTTACCAGGATAAGTCTTACCTTGTTCTAAAGCAATAGCTTGACCTTTAACATCTTTAACTTGGAATTGTTTCAAAGATAAATCAGCATTACTTGTATTTGGGTTAGTTGGATTAATAGGATTCTCAGAAAAATATTTGTTACTGATTGGATTTTCAAAAGCATCAGGGAAATATTTACCGAAAGTAAATTGAGGATTAGCTGGTGGTGCCCCACCAATACCAGCCGGCCCAAGTGTTTGATTTTGATCTATTAATTTGCCAGCAGCACCTTCATTAGTTTTATTACCTGTAGTCGCACTAGCCGTATCTCTTAAAATGCGATCAGGATATGCTGGTGTATCAGCAGGAATATTTACGTCAGCAGGCATAGCAAAAATATATTCAGTATTTGAACCCCATTTAATTGGAAGCCAAACAGTAAGTTCTACATCTTTATTTTCGCTATCATAAACACAATTTTCAATAATCCCATCAATAGGCCCATTAGAAAAAATACCGGCAATTCTATTATCACCAAAAACAACTGGGTTTAAATCAAGACGAACTGTATCCCAAGTTTCTAACCTAAGAAAATCAATATAAGTACGAAAAACAATTCGTTTCCAAGTGTTAGATTTTCTAATTAACCAGAATGTTGCAGATTTTATTACAGATTCAAGATTATTATAAATATAAAAATCATAAGATTGTTCTTGAGTACCATAAAGAGCAATGTTAGAACGAAGAATACCTTTCACAGCCCCTTGGTAATGGTCAATAGTATAATTGAAAATTAACTTAGTGACCAATTCCTCAGTTGGCGTTGAAGTAATCCTCAAACTACGATGGTCCATATCAGCATCAGTAATAGTTTCAACAGGATCAACTTTTTCTGGCAAATATTTGACATAAAATTTTTGATTCTTATACCAAATAGCAGCCCGAGCTTGGAAAGCTATATCTTGTAAAACTTGGAAAACATTTTTACGTTCAGTAATTGCAAAACTACAAGGATATTTTTCTGATGCTTCTCTTAGTCTTTGAAAACTAGTTGCATCATAACCTTTATCCGTATAATTTTGAATTAAGTAAATTAATACATCAGCTACATTTGTTGGTAATGGTGAAGTTATATCAAAATAAACATCATCACTCCAATCATTAGCTATACTTGATAATGGTTTATGGAATGTAACAATTGTTGCTTTAAGTTCAGTATAAGTTTCAAAATTAACTGTATAATACTGTGCCGGAATTGGCGTCAATACACCGCCTTTTTCAGCCCATGCTGCACGAATAGTAACATGGTCGAGAGCAGCAATATATTTAATATTATAAGTAGTAGTTTCAGCTATACGAATAACAGTACCACCAGGAATATAAAAGAGGTTATTGACACCAACATTAGTTTCATATTTTACTGAAACATCACTATCATATACAATTGGAACACCAACATTAACACTATTAACAGCTAATGATGGTGCCGTAGATTTTTGAATGATGAATGTACGTTCTTGAAGTACACCTTCAAATTCACCACCACGGGCAGTAGTGACTGCAATGCGGGCACCTTTTGGAAATGTCCCTGCACCAACAATTTCAATAGACCCCGTAGTATTAGTTTTATCGGCACCAGCAGCAAGATCAAGTGAAGCAATTGAACTTGTAATTTCGTAAGCTGTGCCTAAATACTTATTAGCTAATTCAATGTAACGATCACCTTCCTGTCGCATACGACTAGCTAGAGCTAATGTTGTACTAGCATCAATTCCAGCTTGACCATTAGCTAATTGTGGATTAGATGACACACTAAAAATAGCTACTGGTGCCCCACCACCATTTGCGGCCGCTTCTGTTTCTAATAGAATGGCACAACCATAATACATTCTGGCTGTATTCATTGCTAATTGAAACATTACACGGGCATCTTCATAATTCTGATTATTATTACTTTTAATAACTGGTAATTTATTAGTTACAACATTTCCACTTTTATCTTTTAAATAAATTAAATCACTATTATGTCCTACAGGTGGATCATTGATTCTAATACCTGGGACTTTGATAGCAGTGCCGAATACTAATGGCCAACCCTTACCAATGATAGATGGTGGAACGTAATCAAAACTAGCCTCATCAGCAGAAAAACCTACTTCACGATCCTCAATTTTTGATACTACATCAAAACTAAAAGTAGCATCAGCTTCATTCCATTCCATTGGTGAATTAATTTCACCTTCAAACATATAAAATTTATGGTCATTAATATCAGTACCATCAAACCAAAACCACACAATAACATTACATTTATGAACATCTTTTTGATTAATAATATCAAGAATGGCACGATCACTATCATCAATTACAATACTCAACGTTTGTGATGCACCGCTACCAGTTACATTAACGACATTTTCTAAATTACTGATACTTATAATCCGGCCAATAATTCCATAACGAATGCCATAATCTCCCTCTTTATTTGCAATACGATCAGAGTAATTAGTATAAACTCTATTCTTACCCCAATCCACTGACACAATCATAACGGGTTCCATACCCTCTTTCTTTCTTAATAATGCTAACGTATTATTATCAATATCTCTCATATTGGTACAACCTCTATTTCAAGATTGACATTAAAATTATTACGACCTACTTGCTCGAAAGCAGTTTCAGGGTTAAGAATTAGAGCATTATACTGATTGTTATTATGGTCCTTCATATTGATAGTTAATCCAAGTGAATCCTTCATAAAACCTTTAAGTTTATCTACATCAGTTTGTTTAAATCCTGAAAATGAATAATTGAAAACACGAACTTTCCAATTATCAAGAGTAGTAATAAGTAAATCACCGCCTCTTGAACGGTGAACAATACGATTATAATCAATTGATTCTTCATCACCAAAATTAGGATTACGAAGAATAAGAACATTTTGACCATAAGTTAAAGTCAAATCTGCTTGACCAATCGTATAGCTACCGATAACTCCACACACTTCGCACATCAAAGCATTAGCAAAACTACCAAAAGATAACTGCTGTTCAACATAAATATTAAGAGATTTAACAACAGTTACGCTGTGACCAAAACCTAATCTATTAGCAGCACCATTAGAGAATACTGGTACTACTGTTTGATTAAAAGTCAATGTGTTTCCACAATTAACTTTAAGTCTTGTAACATTGTGATAAAACGCTAAGTGATTAGATGCCGTCAGAATTTTTGTATTTCTGGCGGTATGGGAAAATGATAAGGTATTAGAACAAGAAACGTTGCCCACCGCAAAGCGGTGGGCAACGTATTGAACCATACCTAACAAATTCGAGGCTATTCCTCGTTTTTGATTTGAACTAATACTTTGACTATAGCCTAAGGAATTAGAGGCAACCCCTATCTTCCTATTAGATGTTACACTTGGATAAAATGTTAATAGATCAAAAGTATTTAGTTCAAATATCATAACTTATTAGGTGGCTAGGGAGTAAGTGACCTTTAGTTGGTCGCCGTTTGCAACAGGAATATCAGCACTGAAATTAGCAGTAGACCAAAGAACATTGTTAGAACCGCTAGTGCTATCACCCTTAGTATTGTTACTAGTAACCATTACACCTTTAAGTGTACCAGTACCAGTAATATCAAAAGTTGCAGGGCTGCTATTAGTAACAGTAGTAGATGGACTAGATACTGTACCATTACCCCAAGCAACGCGGTTAGATTGTGAATAGTTAGTGAATTCAGTCCAGCCGGAGTGACTAGCATAAGTATCACTAGCACTAAATGTAGGACTCGGGCTAGCTGAAACTAAACCAAGATACCAGTTAGTTAGCTGAGTTGCAGCATTAAACATTACGTTAAGAATACGACGCTTGCCCTCATCAACTACGTCGTTATGAAAACTATATTTCCTAAGTAATGCACCACACCGCCAATGCTCAATATTAAAAATACCACCCGGACTAAGATGATTACCACAACCACGATACTTACGCATCTGCTGTGAAATCTTATTAAAGACATCTAAATCAGCAGACTGGGCCATTTGGATACTCTGACTATTCATTTTACACCTTACAATTGTGTTGTATTTCGACGTAACTCACGACGAAATTGGTTAGCTACTTCACGGGCTGTTGATTTCGGTGAGCGTGATTCATTAACTGAAATATTAATATCACCAACATTTTGTACATTATTAATACCACCCACAGCAAATTTTGGTGCAGATTGAATAGCTTGAATAATTGGCATATATTGTCGGGTGCGTTCAGCATCAATAATTGCTTCGCCTCTCGTTAACCAAGCAAGATTCTTATCAATGCCGGGCTTTCCACCAACAATACCACCACTAGCAAAACCAATAATAGGGCCACCACCGCCACCGAAAGGATTACCAGTAAGATTAAGATTAACAGTAAATGACTTCTGAGTTAAATCAGTAAGCTTACGATTAAGTATATCAATCTTAGAAATGGTAGAATCAATAGAAGGATTAACAGTATTAATAAAGGCACTACTTACTTGTGCAGTTGCTGTTGTAGCATCTGTTGACAAGGAATCAAAGAAAAGTTTAATAGTCTTAGGATCAAGATTGGCATTCAATTGAGCCGGTAAATCACGTAGCTGAGCAAGATTATTGACAACGTTATTTAATTCAGTATTCTTTTGAATAATAAGGTCAATATTGAAACCAATACCTTCAATAACTTTAAGCACATCACCCTTAACAATATTAGGAGATAATTCATTAAGACGAGCAAAAATACTCTTATATTGTTCATCTACTTGCTTTAATCGTTCTGGATCAATTGGCCCACCAGCTAAATCTTTACGAACATTTTGAATAACAGTCTGAATATTTTGAATATCTTTTAGTAATTTTACACGATCTTCTGGTGTACCTCTCGGATCACCTTCATTTGCGGCAAATCGACGAGTTAGCTTTTCAAATTCCCTAGCTTGAGCTTCCAAGTCTAATGCAGGATTTTTGTCTGGCGTAGTATCACGGAAGATTTGTAATAATTCATTTTTAGCTTTTTGTGCTTCTTCAATTAATCGTTTATTATTATTAGTAAAATTAATAACACGTTGCTGTTCAGATTCTCTTTGTGATTTGAGCTTTTCATCTTCGATTTGTTTGAAAATTGTAAATTCAAGTTGCTTGATATTATTAAAAACAGCTAATGATTGGTCAGCATCTTTACTAAGGTCTAAGAGTCGTTTCTGAATGTTAGCAAATTCACTAGCAGCCTTAGTTGCATCAAATCGACCAAGATTGTCTTTAAATTTATCAGAAAGAGTACCTTTATCAGATAAAACACTGAAATCAGTAAGATCATTAATAGCTTGACGTAAAGCTTTAACTCGTTGTTCCTCAGAATCTCGTTGTTTCTCAAGATTCTTTTGTTGAATAGTTTGAGCAGCAATAATTTGTCGTTCAAAGTTTAAACGCTTTTGAGCCAAATCGCTAAATTCACCTTCAAGTCCGCGAACACCACCGGGAACAGCACCTTTATCAAATAAAGATTTAGTAAGTTGAGCAATTTCAGTAAATCGTTGACGAGCCTCATTAATTGAATCCTTAGTATTAGTTGCTTGTAAAGAACGAATTTCAGAAAATAGATCAGCAATTCTACTACGAATAAGTTGAATTTGCTGTTCAGGACCATTAGCACCTAAAGCTTCATCAAATAGTGTTTTACTAAGTGATTGTCGGAAGTCAGTAAAACTCTTAAATGATTCACGAGCCACATCAATAGAATCCTTTAATCGAGTATTAATATCTGCAAGCTTAACTTGTGCTTGATCTAACAATGAATTAAAACTAATATTAATAGAATCTTTAAGACGTTTCATATTTGCGATACTATCAACAAGTCGTTTATTTACATCAGCAATATCTCTTGAAATACTAAGACTAATAATTTGACCTATTTGAGTTAATTGATTAGCAGCATCGACATTACGCTGTGCATCATTTTGAGGAGTGAACTGAAATTGATTTTCAGCTTGTTTTGTACGTCGCTCATCAATTCGCTTTAATACAGCTTCTGTTTTTTCTGCTTCACGATTAAATTTCTCAAAAGCAGCTACAGCAAGACCTATACCAGCACCACCAACTAAGCCAGCAATAGCTCCTACAGCAGCTACTTTTAACGTATTAAGAGTACCAGTTAACGTGATACTGGATAGTGTAAGCTTAATAGTGTTGACGTTGGCGACTTGTTGTGCAGCACCTAAACCAGTAAATGCTGTACTGGCTGCATTGACAACTACTGTTGTCTGTGCTGTAGCAGCACGATAAGCAAGGTAACTAGCACCACTAACCAATGTAGTCTTAGTAACAAATTCAACAACATTAGCGAGACCACCAAATTTACTTGTAAGCGTATCAATTGTATCAATAATACCTGTACCGAAAGTATTAATAAAGAAATTCTTAATCTTATTAAGTTCAATCTGGAATTGACGGCCACTAGATTCATTAATAATAGTTTTAGCCAAATCAAAGCTCTGAGCAGAATTCCTAATCTGTTCTAAATTTGATTGGAAACCAGCAAACAAATTAGGGGTTACTAGTTGAGCACCTTTGAAACCACGAATTTCATTGAATAATTCAGATAGTTCTTTAGCTGATCCATTAGTAGCTTCTGCTAATTTCTGTAAGACACCTTCAAAACCAAAAGCGGCAATAGCAGCTTGACCAGTTGAAGTGCCGAAACTATCCAATAGTTTCTGCATTTCTTCTGTTGGCTTAATTAATTTATTAAAGACATTAGTGAGGAAAGTAATAGCATTAGCTGGCTTAATACCTTGAATAGTAAGTGTAGCTAAAGCAGCATTAACTTCTTCAAGGCTTACACCCAAGCTAGCAGCAGTAACAGCCACAACACCGAAAGTATCACTGATTTCTTCTGTCTTAATACGACCTAAGTCAATCGTCTTGAAGAAAATAGCTTGAACCCGATCAGTATTTTCAACACTAAGACCATAAGCATTTAATGCTGATGTAGTTAAATCTACAGCTTGAGCTAAAGTAGATTGTGTAACTAAAGCAAATTCACCACTCTTACGAAGAAACTCAAAAGCATCAGCACCCTTAGTAACTTGGTTACTTAGTGCTTCATAAGCAGCTTGAGCTACGTCGGCAATCGGCAAACCCAATTGATCTGACACAGCTTGAATTTCAGTCGCCCAGCGATTAAATGATAATTGATTTTGTTGTGATAAAGTTCGGATTTCAGAAATCTTAACTTGGAAATTAGCGGCAGCCGTTGTAGCTTGAGTAATTTCATTGGCAATAGAATTAAATACTTGCTTGAAAGCTTGAGCTTGAGCAATACGTTGAAAAGTATTAACATCAAGTAATTGAATACGTGTAGAAGCAGATTCCTTTTGTGCATCCCTGACTGCTTTATTGAATTCACGTTGAGCAGTCGCCGCTGCTCTAGCGGCATCTGCTGCTTCTTTCTTTGCTTTCTTAGCAGCTTCGGCAGCTTCTCGTTCAGCTTGTTTTTGTTTAGCTAATTCGCTAGTTACTTCTCGAATACTAGCTTTTTGAAGATTAATACCATTAACAAGATCGCCACGGAAACTAGCACTTAAAGCCTTATTATCCGCAGTAATACCTTTAACAACAGCTTGATATTTCTGACCAACTTTAGTAACATCAACTGTACTTTTAATTAAATCTTCATTAATAAGATTAAGTTTCTTCAACATATCAACATACTGACTAACTGCTGTCAAAGCTTGACTTGTATCAACTTCAATTTTCTGTGGCATTTTATTGATTCACATTAAGACCAACACGACGTTCAGTTACTAATTCACCATTCACTGATTTTTCTATAACGGTTAAATATTTATCAATAGCTAATGGTGCGTTGTTTCGAAAATAGGCTTCAAACTCTTTGAGTCCAGCAAGCCGGGAAAACCAGGGTGCAGACAATACTTTAATTACTGCGTTTTCGTCATTGATATCATAATAAACAATATTAATAGGATAATTAAAATTAAGACGAGATATAGCAGAAACAGATTTTCCACCAATGTTGCGATTAAGCTTAGTGGTTTTAATAATTTGTGTGATTGTTTTATTTGGCACATAACGTCGGCCTGAGGTTTTAGTTTTTAATACTCTATCAGGATAATATAATAATCGTTTTCGTTGTTTAAATGTATCAAATTGAGAACCAAGGGCACCAACTTTTGTAGTTAATGGATTAGCACCTTTGCGTCGTAGTTTATCAGCAGCTTTACCAGTAATAATTCGCCCTGTCTTGGTAGACCTAAATCCTGGTCTTACAAGATTTCTGCGAAACAATGATACTTTTCTATTTTTAGCTTTTCTTGCAATTAGAGTATTTGTCGGTAATGCTCTAGTTCTTAATTCACGTTGGACAGAGATACCTAAAGCATCTTCTAATGGTTTATACGCTCCAGATAAGAAACCAGTCATAATAGGAATACGGACAATAACTGCTCTAACATACAAACGTAAGGCTTCTTTGAATTGTTCCACAATTGCTTTATTAAATCCTTTATCAAAAGCATCGGGATTAAATTCAAAGTTTTGAAGCGTAATTTTCATTTTCATAATAATTTATTTTCTTCTGGTATTTCCTCTGTTGAACGAATTTCATCAAAAGCTAATAGGAGGGCTTGTGTTTCGATTGAACATTTACTCCATTCTCGTTTTACACCAGGAGGTAATATGTTAAATCTTTCACAAGCCCTCCATATAGCATACTCACCAGTGCGGTACTTTGTTAAGTAGAGCTTTCTGAGTTTTTCGCCATTTCCGCCAGTGCTAAAAAACGTTCACGAGCCTCAAGCATTTTATCAGTAGTAAGAGAATTAACTTCCATTACTTTAGCTGTTAACAAATTAATTTCTACAGGAGTAAGACCAAAATCTTTAAGTTCATCAGTCCATTCTTTCCATGTACCTGGACTACTTGGATTTACTTTAGACCATTCAAGACCAGGAGTATCTCTAAGAGTAGTTATAATTAACCAATTAAAACGATTAGAAGCATATTCTTCCATTTGAGCGGCATAGCCTTTATCTTTTTCATCGGCTACACGCTCACCTTTATGATTAATTTTCATTTTTGGCTTAGGTAACGGACATAATGTTTCAAACTCGGTGTAATCAAGGATGGCGACGAGTTTAAACACTACGTCGCCACCCTGATTGGCCGGCCGAGGGAGAACAAATATGTCTGAATAAAGCCCAACTCGGTCCCGTCCGTTAATTTTCATAAGTCACTTCACACTATTAATGATTAGAAGTTATCAACACGATCCACGATTGCATCAGTTACGTTACACTTGCCAGTACAAGATACTGTACCACCCTTCATATCATGAGCAAGCTGCTCATAACGGAAGTCCTTAAGAATAATGAGTTCTTTTTGCTGATCTTCGCACAGTGGCGTATATTCAACATAAATGTCAATAGCATATGGTTCACAGGTGTCATCAGCGGCTGTTACCCAATCAGCAGCCGGACCTGTTCGCTTCAACACTTCTTCAATAGTTGGTACAGTTGCACCAGTTTCAGAAGTTAGGAACTTCCAAGTGAAATCAAATGATACATCAAGCGGTTCTTCGTCACCTAGACGAACAGTATCTAATGTACCACGATCCCGCTGATATTCAACGTTTCGTTTTTCAGTATATGAAACATTACCTTCACCAATTTCAACCGTTAGAGTATGCGGTTGGAATTGAACTACAGCATTATCATTAGCTTTAGCAGCTAATACAGGAGTAAAAGTAATAGCAGTAGTCTTACCAAGAGTTTCGGTATGAGCCGTAACTGTATAGGTAGTTGTATCAGAACCAACCTTAAAAGTTTCACCATTAGCAATAGCTGTAGTAAAACCATCTACAGCAATAGTTGAATTACCAGCAGCTTCACCAGCACCATTATTAATAGCACCGGCGACAGCATAGCCATCCTTGAATTTAATTTCGGCGTCCTTTAGATCAAATTTTGGCATTTCATTATCCTTAGGTAGTGAAACTCATTTCATAATGAGCTTCAACTGTGCCTTGTTGCATCTTTGAATCAGGTTCAATTAAACCAAAATTATTAATTTGAACAACTAATGAATCTTGATCTACATTTATTGGTTTATAATATCCAAGTAATTCATTACCAGGAGATACTGTATACTTATAAACAGGAAAACATTTTCGTAAAATTGCAGCTAACTTACCTGCTAAAATTTCAAATTTTAAATTATCATTATTGTCACGATTAATATTTATTAATAGACTAATTTCAATATAAGCAGTATGTTCATTTTTAGTATGTTGTTTATAATAAGGTCCATCATATCTAATTTCAAAGTAAGCAGAATTCTCACCATCTTTAGAAAGATTACGATCATCACCTTCAAAATGATGGGGAAATCCTTCAATCAATGTGGCATTTTCTATTGTTTTAAAATTCTTAATAATAGCTGTTTTAGTCCAACGAGGGATCATTTCTATCATAATGTCCCTCCAATTATATTAGTAAGATTTAATTGATTAAAAGCTTTACCAATAAAAATAGCATTATTTTTACCACCATAAACATGCTTAACTGAAATTACTGTAAGAGAGTCAAGACGATTACATTTTGTAATTTGATATCTTTTACCTTGATATAAAATATAATCATCAAGAACTAAATTGCTTAATACTTTAAAATCGCTATTTTCTAACATTATCATTATGGCTTCTGGATCATACCATCCACCGTAAGTGAAATTTTTATTAGCGGCCAAATAGCCTAAATCATAGGCGAATTTTCTTTGTAAATTATCAGGAACAATGACAGCCCTTGGAATAGGTGTGCTTTGAATTTCTACTGATTTTTGGCCAGTCACATCATCAGCCACTGAACTCAGTATCCTATAAATATATAAGGGCTGTCCATATTTCTGTTTCATATTATAAATAAATTGTTTCAAGTGACTGTTATTAATTTTACGCATTATTCGCCATTATTTAATTTTACTTTAGATATCAATTGTCCAAGAAGAACACTATTCTGTTGACAACTTTTAAGCGTTTCTTCTGAACAACGCAAATTTTGATTCAATAATTGAATTACAATTTTATTTGATTCGTCATCGTGTAATCGTTGAAATTTCAACTCTTCACGAAACATAGCTCGATCTTCTTTAGCTTGAGCATATTGGGTATTTTGTGCTTGATAAAACATAATGCAAATTAAAGTAACTGCACTTATATTACCAATCCAACCCACTAGTGACTTAAAAGACAGAGCTTTAATTGTAATGTCAGTCTTAGTTTCACTATCTTTATCATCCCCGGTGTTTGTAATAGGATTAGACATTTAAAATCCTCTAGGCGAAAGAAAGGGCGGCCATCATTGATGGCCGCCCCAGGGCTTAGCCTAACATTACTGCACCGAGATTAACATCAAGAACCTTAACACCGTAAAGCATGTCAAGAGTTACTAGGTGGCCCTGCTTTTCACCATTATAAGTAATGGTTGCACGGATAGAGATACCACCATCATTTACAACACCGGAACGGGCACCAGTGCCAGGAGCCGGTAGAGCTAGTGGACGAACCACTAGAGCTAGAGCATTACGGTGGAAAGCAAAGTTATAGCTGCCAGCCGGACTAATAGCAACGATAGCGTCATCAGCAATAGAAGCGTCCAGTGGACGATCAAGCATGATAGAGGTTGTGGTCGGCTGACCAATAACAGTATAAAGAGCAGAAGCAGTACCGAAGGCAACCATCTGGCCAACCTGAGGAGCGACAGTAAAGCCGTCCACAGTGATAGCCTTAGAGTAACCAGCGGCGTAACCACCGGAATTGTTGACTGCACCAGGAGTGTAGGCAACAATGACATCGTTATCAGCAACAGCTTCATCGAGACCAGCAGTTAGCACGATAGAAGTCGTGTTACCAAGGGTTTCAGTGTGGTTGCTAATACGATATACGCGGCCACCTAGAGATAGGAAACCACCAGTGGTTACTGCACCAGTGAAACCATCGACAGTAATAGTCGTAGTACCGGCTGCATAACCAGAGGCGTTATTTACAGCACCAGTCTTAACAGTATTACCACTGTTAACATAAGACTGATTCTGGCACATATAAATATCGAAGCCTAGCTTACGGCCAAGGCTTGCTTCACGGAGAGCAGTACCTTGATCGCCAACCTTTTCAGCACTGATAAACAGTTCATTCTTGAGCAACTGAGTTTCAGTCTGAGAAGTAACAATAAGGTTACGATTATTAACGTAAGCCTTATTGACATTCATCTTGTGGCGAGTGTCAAGAATATAATTTGGGCCATTAGTAGAAGATAGCAAACCTAGATAACCAGCACGGTTAGCATAGAACTGTGGCCACTGACCTAGTACGGTCTGGTCAATGATACGAGCTTCGGCAAGCATAGCAGGAACCATGTATTCCTGTACTAGGTCTTTGAAGCTCTTGCTCTGTTCACCATCCTTGATGAGGAAGCTAACGTGAGCGTGCTGGTCAAGAGGCACAGCAATGTTAGTTGCACTTGCATCCTGAATAGTTACATTATCATCGTTAGTTTTACGATAGGCAACGAACTCACTTGGCTTCCGAGTATTAACTACGTCACCGAAATTTGCAACCAGTGGCTGAAAATCACGGTGAACAAGATTAGCTGCAATCATATATTCCTGTAGAATAAGCACAGATTCCTGTGCCCATAGTTCAGGAATAAATGGATCAATAGAGTTGCTACCGATAGCGACACAACGGAAACTGTTATTACGAATCATTTTATTAACCCTTTAATCTGGCTCGAATCTTCTTGTATTCTTCCATGGACATTCCAGGACGAAATTCAGGAGGACTAGAGCCACGACCTTGACTATTATTACCACCAAGCCCAGCATTCGATTCGTTAATAAATAAATTACCGAACCGATCTGGTAAATCTTTCATCCGCTTAATAACTTCATCCGGTGAAGCTGTAAGCGTAATGGGCCTGCCATCTTTGTCCTTGTCCGGCAGTGATACTTCTACTTGGTAGTTAGGTACGCCATTTTCATTAACATATTTAACTTTGGTGTTACCTTTCAAAAATGCACTAATCTGTTCAACAGATAGTGCTTTATGAGCGGTAGCAGCCGCAGCCAATTGGGCATCAATAAGATTGGACTCAAATAGTCCGCGATAACTGTCGCGTTCAGTTGTCAATGCCTTCACTTGTTCATCAGCAGCTTTCTTTAGCTTCTCCGTATCCCTACGAGCCATTTCATCCTTCGTCATTGTCTGCTGTTCAAGTTCAGCAATTCGACTACTAAGCGTATTTCGTTCTTCTTCTGTTAATTGGGCACTAGAACGTAAATTAGTAAGTTCATCATTAATTGCTTTAAGATTAGCTTGAGTTTTACGCTTCTCTTCCGCCATAATACGATTAACATCTTCTTGTGTAAAAGTCTTAGCTGGTGGCGGAGGATCACCAGGAAGCGGGTCATTTCCGTAAGTACGAACATCAAACATTTTGAAAAACAGTTTCATATTATTACCTTTGCCCCTCAATTAACCCTACTAATGTTAACGGTTTCTTTATCAACAAGGTATGGTCTTAGAAAAGTAAAAGCTAAGGCAGAGGGTACGCCCGCTCTAATATGATCTAAGACTACGGCGTTATAGGTAGCACGCACTACATACCCGTTAGAACTAACTGCAAGATTTTTAATTTCATTATCTGCATCATAACCATCTAATAGTTTGTAAGCAATTTCGTATGCGGCCTCGACTATTGAACGTGGAACAGTTTCTTGTTCTACATCTTCAATAGTGCGAGGAAATTCAAGCTCGCCTACTTTGGTGCCTACGTAATTGAGTGAATCAATTATTTGCGTAGCTTGAAACAGTGCGGCTGATTTCCTCGTATCTTCGCTATCAAACCATAGACCGGCATCAAGTTTCATGGAAAAATAGTTATTGGCATCTAAAATTGAGCCATAAAAGATTGGTACTTTAGACAGTCCAGCTACAATACTTTGGTCAATAAATAAAATGCTATTACTTGCTGTAGCTAAAATTTCCATTAGTATTACCTAAATTTGCTTACCTTCAAATTCTAGCGTGACCGTGTTTCTTTCTCGTAAAGTACCAATAGGGCCATAACGGCCAGGAGTTTGAAACTGAAATGGATTATTAATAAAGTTAACAAGCCATGTCTCACCTTTCCAGTTAGTCAACATGATTTGTTTATTAAATGAATTGTTAATAAAGTCTTTAAGCTCAAGACCTTTCAATTGTGAAATTGTAAATGTATAAACAAGACTTTCAGATTTATTAGCTTTTGTATATGTTCTTCGAGTACCGTCTCTTGACCGTTTAATTAACACGCCAACTTTCAATGCATTTGTATCATTAAAATCTGGCTTAGGTAATGCAATTGCATTACCTTCTGATCTGAGGAATACACAACGTTGTGCAGTATATACTTGTGCTGCATCTAAAGTAAAACCATTTCGTTGTCGAGTATGGTAGAAAATTAGATCATTAGTTGCTGTTCTATTATATACTTTAGCAACATTTACTGTTTGACTAAATGTCAAAGTATTATTAGTTGCTTTAATATGTACAGGAACAACAACTACTGATTGATCTAAATCTAATGTTTGAGTAATACTTTCAATTGACGTGTTATGATGGGCTACATGTGAGAAAGTAAGCGTATTAGATGCTTCACCAATCTTTACTTTAAAAGCCCTAGCAATTTGCAACAAATCAAGATGATTACTAACTGATCTATTATTTGTAGTTGCTTCGCTTAATTGATTAAAGAACAATACTACTTGTCTAATAGTAACATTAAAAGTATTATTAACAATTACTTCTTCAACAAATACTAATTCATCACCAGTTAATTTACATACTTCGCTAGTTAATATTTGTGATAAAGTAAGCGTGTTACTAGTAGAACGTACTTTTTCAGCAGTCAATGTTTGAGAAAATGAAAGGCTATTATTTACAGACCGGGACGTACTAAGTGTTTTGGTAACAATTTGTAACATACCCAAACTGTTACCGAAAGACTTATTATAAATCATTTGTCGTACAACAGTTGGCTGTGATAACGTAAGAAAATTACTTGTTGTACGAATTTGTATAACTGTAACACTTGGTGTAAATGTAAGAGTATTACCAATTGCACGCCAAGCATTGCAAGTAGAAACAAAAAATAATGTATTTGAAACAGGTACATTTAGAATTTTGTTTAATGTAATGGTATTGGTAAAATTAATACCATTACTTGTTGAGCGATTAAGCACTACAGACTTAGTTAAAGTCTGTGAGAACGTCAAAGTATTTGAAGCAATACCATTTTTAATCTTAGTTGCACTAGTAGTAGGAGTAAATGTAATAGTATTACTGCCAGAATCAATAATTGTTCTTGCAGCAAATTGTGTAAAAGTTAAACTTTGATTTAAATTAATATTTAATGTTTTATTGACAGGCACAAACTGTCCAAATGACACAGATTGATTAATAATCTTAAATAATCGCGATTCCACAATAGTACTTTGCGTGAACGTCAATGTATTGCTTGCAGGAGTTACCCTTAAAGCAGATGTACTAGGCGTTAACGTCAAAGTATTAGATGCTGTTCCAATAAATACACGTTTTACAGTTTGTGTAAATGATAAAGTGTTTGATGCACTATCATTTAATACTCTACCACCAGTAACTGTTTGATTAAATGTAAGTGTATTGCTAGGATTTTGATTTAATGGAGAAGATAACGCACCGGCACCCGGTACGAAACTGCCCCATTGTGCAGCACCTGGGATACCGGTGAATGCCATGATTAATTATCCTTATAATGCACTAACCATGCACCGCCATTTGCACCAGTTACTCCACCGCTCAATACATTAGCAATACCAAAACCAATTTCATCTGGCGTAATGAAATTAGTACGTGTTTCTGAAAACACTAAAAGAAAATGAACACCATCATAAGAAACATAAAATTTTCGATCAGTATTATCATCCACAACACGTAACCAACTAATCGGCATTGCACCTTGTACATAATTAATAGATTGTTGAGAATTAAAACTAGTTGGAGAATTCCACCTTTGTACTCGAATTTGTCGATTAGTGCCGAAAGTAGATGATGAAAAATCAATATCGTAAAATGTAACGAATTCACCAGTAGAATTCTTTCTTAAAATTAAGGCACAATTTGTATATGTTGCTCTAGGTTGTCTATTAATAATAAAACCAATAGTACAAGTGTACGGTGCTGATGGTATACTCTTAACTTTCATTCTGAAAGTATCAGCGGAGTCAAGATTAGGATTTTCAATGTAAATACCACCCTTAGAAGTATCAACAGTTGCAGACCCTTGATTAACCCAACTAAAATTACCATCAACAGGTAATACAACTGGCATACCAAGACAATAAGGGTATAAAGTACCACCTTGATTTACATGTTGAATGATTGAATCGCTAGGAATGAATAATCGTGGTGGATCACTACTGCCTGGAAGATTTGCATAGGTATTATGTAAAAATCTTTCAGAAGTAAGATTACCCATTGAAGCCGCTGTAACAATAAGAGTTACATCGTCACCACTACTATGACTTGCAGCAGTAGTATTTTCTATTCCTCTAGTTACAGTAAAAGTAGTACCTGATACTGCTGTAACCAATAATAATTCCGTGCCAATACGAATACGAAAATTTCCAGTAGTAGGAAATAAAGTCGCAGAAGCTACAGATAAAGAAGTAACACTATTATTAATACCTGCTGATAAAGTAGTTTGAGCATTATTAGTGATTAATTCATAAGCCATTTATTTACCCTGTAGCTGTGCATCAACTTTGCCATCATTAATAGGTTGCGTATCTTTCAATCCCTGCGTTGGTCCTTTTTGGTCATTAGGGCTAGTTTGGGCTTTTTGAATTTCCCGCAACCTTTCCTGATGCTCTTTCTTCGCTTTGTCAGCTTCACCTTTAGGATAACCGCGAGCTTCACTTGCAAGCTCTGTAGTAACCAACCCGTTTTCTAAATCCTTAGCAATAGTTTCAGGGTCTGAATCAATATAATTTGCAACATCAACTTCTTTCTTCATTATCTCAACGACACTACGTGGAACACGACCATTAAAAATACATTCAATTAATTGTTTTAATGCTTCTTTACGTGCAGTATTAGAGGGAACAGTTTTGATAGTTTCAATTAATTCTTGTGCTTCGGCTTTGCGTTCATCAATTGTTTTAATTGAATATTTTTCAGGATAAGTAATTTCTGCCGGCTTTCCCGACTCGTACATAGCCCAAAAAGTAGCAATGCGATTTTCAGCATGAGCAAGCTCTAGGCCAATGTATGAAAGTCCTGCTTCAAGCGACTTTGCGTCCATACCCTTGCTTTCCGCACTACTATAACGTGGCTGCATAGTAGATAACGTAAGGCCAAGTATTTGACGCATATCATTCTTGAGTTTTTCTTCCTTCTCCATTGACACTTTTAATGGTTCAGGGGAAGGGTGAATGAATTCAGGAGCAATTAAACCTTTTGCAAAACGACGACCAGTAACAGCACCGACTTTGATTTCTTTTTCGTTGCCTTCACCTGATTGTTGTTTGGCATAAGAATTTTCAGATGCCGGATCATAATTTTCAACATAAAATGGAAAATTAGCACGAATGGCATAATTAATATCAGAACTTTCCATATTTAATAAAGCCATCTGATATTCACAAAGATTTTCTAAAAGAGATTTAGAAATACTAGCCATATAAAAAGGAATCTTATTAATATTAAGAATAATTACATCACCATCAGGAATTAAATTGTATTCATTATCAGTACCTTCAACTTTTTGCTCACTATAATATTGAACAGAAACAGTTCCTAATTCATTAATCCACAATAAACGATAAACACACTTGTACCCATTACAAAGGCCAGTTTCAGGGTCAGTGACTTTAATAGTATCTTTAAGAAGTATTTTAGAGAATTCAGAACCACCTTCACAGTATTCCCAATTCATTATATCTTCAACTTTATAATAATATAAATAAGGATGAATGTCATTATTTTCAGTAATGAAATTAGGAATGGTATTAGGCATGTCTACATACACGCCTACTTGTCTCATAATAAGTAGTTCGATTAATACTTGTTGACCAATGAAACGATTCATTGATGAACCAAGTAAATCAACACCACTATTAAGACCAGCAATTGTTTTTTGATATATGTCACTACCGCCAACCCTTTTAATTTCACTCATGCGTTCATAGATTGAGTTTTTGACTTCATCTACTAATGCACCAGCAAAATTAGGGCAAGGTGTTAGTGCCTTACGGGACTCGAAATCTTCTGTAGTTTCTCGTTTTGAGTATTGTTGGAGATAACGATTAATAAAATTACTGCCACCATTGTAGGTGTCTCGCCATTTTTGCCAATTAACAATATTTGTATTATAGTCAGGATGAATTAAGTCTGTGATTTTCATTTAATTTATGTCTTGGTTAACGCCGAGACCTAAAGCAAATCGCAGAGCAATTTCTGCGTAATTCCTTGCGTGACCGTAGTGGTCATCTACACTTGTAGGAGTTATATATTTTGAAATTGGATTTCCATCTTTATCAGTTTCATAACGTCTTACTTGTGCTTTAATTTGTTGACGATATTCAAGGTCTACATCAACAGGTAATTCAATAGTTCCATTAATGAAACGGCCTAAAGATTGATCCAACCATGATGTACGATCAACAGTAATTCCTTCTGCTACTTCTTTAGTTTTATTAACAGTTCGACCATTAACACTATTACCGTAAAAACATAAATGTACACGGCCATAACATTTATGGGCAAATTCAATTGCTTTACGTCGATCAGGATTTGCATCAATTATACAAAATTTAATTTGATAGTCATACATTAATTTAACTAATTCATCAAATGAAATAGCTTTTCCATATTTAATAACTTTAGGTCTAGCTGAAATATTGGGATCAGTATTGTATTCGCCACCAAGAGTCCATTCATCAATTTCATAATGAAGATAAGAACCAATATCGACGCCCATAGTAATTAATCCGCGAGGAGAAATCACACCAGGAACTTGATTATAATTTTTAATACATTTATTTAATTGTTCATCATCAACTTGGGCACCTTTGACAACATAAGGTAATCCCATTTTAGAATTATAAAATTCTTGTTCAGCAGTTTTAGACCTTAATGAAAGTAGGTAAGCTTTAGAGAATTCCCACGGTGCAATTGTACATGAGTACATTTGATTAACATGGAAACCTCTCATTAATGATTCAGATTTATTTTGTGGAACCCAAATCCCATTTGAAAGGATATCAGGTTTTTGATCGTGAGGTAAAATAGCTTTGCATTCATGACAAATATAATAACTTTGTTGAATTCTAGGATCATCTGGCTCTTCCGCAGTAATAACAACTGATTCAGGAAAAATATATTCAATAAATTTATTACAAGATGGGCATTTAAAACAAAAATGTTCTTGCGTAGAAGCAAGATAAAGTTTATTAATACCCATACCAGGAACAGTGGGAGTTGAAACTTTCCATGTAGCTTTGTCAACTTGTCCACTAGAACGTTCTTCTGCTAGACTCAAATTCTCTTGATTCATTTCATCATATTCGTCGAAAAACATTCGACCTGCTGGTACTGATTTAAGACCAGCACGTGATTGTGATCCACGAATATAAAGATTAGCTGAACCTGCACGCTTGTGTCCGATGTTTTTAACATCAGAAAATAAAGCTTGAAGATGAGACGACATTTCTAAAGCTGGATCAAAACGAGAAGCAGAGAAATCAGTAGCATCAGGTGTTTTAGATGGTAAAACATAAAGACAATTTTCTTGAAGTACATCAATACAATACAATGTAATGTTAAGAAGATTTTCAGAGAAACCAACCTGGGCACCCTTTTGTCCAATATTAATCACAGCATTAGAATCATGCATTTCCTTTAGCCAAGGATGTCTTTTAAATGACCAAGGTCCAGGAAAAGGCTTACCCATAACACGATACTGCAATGCCCAACGAGAAGGGCTAGTGACAGATTTTCGACGTAAGCCAGCAGAAATACGTTCAATGAAATCTTCTTTGATACCCATAAGATTTACTCAACTTTACTGTATAACAATTCACTAATTTTCAGTGCTATATCGTGAAGTACATCAGGATCATCAATTGATTCACCAATAATACCCACGATCTGCTCACCAATAATTAGCAATTCTGTTTTATCTAGGACTTTGCCAGTCTTTTCTTCTAAGCGGTTACAAGCTACTACGAGATTCTGAATACGTGTTAACATATCAGAAATACGACTTGAATGAATTAATAATTGATCGTTAGCGGAACACTTGTTCCATATCTCTTCTAGGAGCATACGGGCGAGGATAACCTCTTCTCTTAATGATTTTAAGCTCGATGTGCGATATTGTTCGCTTAATCGTTCTTTTTCTGTATTTTTTACTAAACGATAATTCCGCATTTCTGCGGCGATTTTTTGTTTTTCTACGGCAACCCCACCGTGCATAATACAATAAGCCGAACCTTCCGACTTTTTGTATGGACATTGCCCACTACCTGTACCCGCTTGACAACGATCTGGCGAGTCCGCTGGAACGCGAACTAGCTTAGACATGATTCCCTTTAAATTATTAAGGGAGAAGTTTATTAATTAACTCTTGAGCTTGTTCAGATAGTTGTTTAGCTACTGCTGGCTTATCAACACTAGCTTCAAATTTGGCAAGGGCATCATTGTCCCAAGTGCCAGGAATTTTATCGGCAAGCTTATTTGCATAAGCAAAACCGTAAGTAATACCGACTTCAAAGACTTCTGGCTTTGTAGCCGAAGTTGCAATGTCTTTAACAGCTCGGAGAATCATAGATTTAATTAGACTATTCATTTTATTACCTTATTTTAAGACAGTAATTCGTATCCAATAACATTAAGATACGAGTCAAAACCACTTTCTACCAACGATATTGTCATTCGATAGCCTTTTGGCCCACGAATATTAAGTTCTATATCATCGCGATCTAAAATATTATGAATATAATTAATAGCATCATTTGTATCTTCATTATAAAATTGAACATTAACAATACCAGCAAACCAGAATCCTGTTTCAGACAAATATGCTGCGTGAATTCGTGAAAGTGAATGAGCTTTATTAGATTCAGGGGGATATTGAAGAACATTATTACCACTACCACCAAAAGCGACATTTATATCAGTAGGAGCAAGAAGAATACCGCGGTCAAAGTCTTTACCTATGACAGCAATATAAGGTCTACCATTACCTTTTGTTATTATTTTAAATTCAACAGAACATCCTACTGGTGCATGACAATCGAATTGTAGTGTACCAAATGAATTCAATGAAAGATAACGATACGTATAAAAAGTATTGTCAGGATAAGTGATAATTATTTGTAATTCTTGTTTTAATTCACTTTCATTACTGGAATTAAAATGTAAAGCTTTCCATGAGTGTCTTTTTCCAGGGACACCGGGATAAAAAAGTGATGCATCTGTATTAGGTGGTGCCCTATGAATATCTCTAGGTCTTATTTCAATTGGGTACATTATTCTACCCTCTTGCCAACAACATATAATGATACAACCGAAGTACTAGCATCATTAACTTTAAACTTAAATTCAATACTACTATTTTTAGGTGTAGAAATATTAAAAGGAATATTGTACATTTCAGCAAGACTTTGAAATTCCGCCACAGGATATCTAAGAACCATTATATCCTCAGGGGCAGCAATAGTTACTGTCATTTCGCTAGGATGAATTAAAGTATTATTTCTCATTCCGAAATTGACTGAATGCCAAACATGCCGTTTCTCAGAAATAGCAGGATAAGTAATTTTTAAATCTTCTACTGTTTCATTATTCGCAATAGATTTAACATCATTTTGAGATATTTCAAAACAACGAGGATCATCAAAATCCTTACCAATGATATTAATCGTCGGTTGACCTTCACTACTGAGAGTCGCAGTGAAAGTCACATCCCAACCAATCGGAGCAGCAATCGGAGCCTTAATTGAATTAAGTAATACACTTAAAAAATGAACTAGTTCAAAATATTCTCCTGTTGGTGAAGTGAAACGAATAGTAAGAGTACCATTTGGTGCCTCTGTAGAAAGAATTCCACAATTAAAACCTAAGAAAGTGTGCCTTTTACCGGGAACACCACTATATTTTAAGACGGCTTCGCCGTCACCAGTAACTGTATCTATTGGTCTCATAATTCTAACCTCATTCCTATAATTTGTAAGACACCACCAAAGGTGTTTTCACCATTTTGATCCGTTAAAGCAAAAGTGACTTTGGCGTCTACTGGTGCTTTAATTGGACAAAATACTTGATATATTACAGGTTCATCATTATAAACGTGTACAATAGGGAAATTCAACTCGTAAGGTGGTTCAACTCGTGGGGTTATGGTGATAGTTAATTTACCGTAAGCAGCTACAGCAGCGTCATCATAAAGATAACCACAATGAACAGCTTCCCAAGCATGGCGTTTATTATTAACTGCTTCATATTCTATAACAGCCGTTTCACCAGGACCGTTATCAACCACCATATCTCTTTTAGAAATTTCCCTTTTCATTATTGGTCTTTCTGTTTCTGGAAATGGAATCATTAGAATGTCCAATCAATTAAACCTTGTGCCTCATAATTATCGAAAGTAGAAAGTGTAAATGAATCACGTTGCTTTAACATTGAATCAGCTACATCAGCGTCAACCCAAAAACTATTATTAGGTTGATTTGGATTCAATAATGGGCCACGGGGTGTATCTTTACCCCATGATTGTAGACAACACAAGCCAGGACGATTACCCTTTTTAGCTCCAAAGAATAACATTGCGTGATACCATGTTCCACGCGGACGGCAAAAACCTTCACTATCACGTTGACCTACACCACGGCCACCATCAGTAAAACCTTGATTACTACACACCGGAACAGGATAACCATTCTTAATCAATCGGTATGCTGTCTCGAAGTCAGTGACCAATGAAGTGGTTTTAATTTTCTTAAAGTCAGAACTACTTGCATCAATGCCTTGGGCACCGAGTTGTTTAGCAAGCTTAGGACTGTAAAATTGGCCAGCTTTATAAGGTGTAACTCCAATCGTACTTACTGCTTTCGCCGCCCAACCACCGACAGCACCGTCTTGGTAACTACCACGCTGACCACCAATGTTGACACGCATTGCACCGTAAAGAATTTCTTTGCAAGTTTTGCGAAACTCTGCAACACGTTTAACTAGTTCAGGATCATCAGATTCAATGCCATCAATAAGAACAGCTTTGTTAACAATTTGAATACATTGAACCATATCGACTGCGGAAGCCCAAGCCCAAGATACACAGTCACCAATACCTTGTGGGCCGGGATCAATTGGCTCATTTAAGACTTTTAAGAAATAGTCGCTGAGATATGTAGGACCATCATTAGGGACATAAAGATCATCGAAAGCATCACTAGTGACAAGTGGCACAGGCAATTCTGCCACAATTAATGGCGTTTCCACAGCGGCTACATCAGGCAGCCACCCTTCTAACCCTTCCATTGTTTCCCCCTTTATTCATTAACGATATAACATTTACCGTTAATACAACGAAGCTTAGGGCCAGGGGCCGGATTAAAATTATAACCATCAATATGAGTGGTTTCTGTTGATGGTGTACTGGTGAAAGTTGACATTGACTTAATTGTATTGAGTTCAGTGGCAAAGTTGTTAATCATAGTAGCAAATGGTCCGGCTGTAGGACCATCAGCAGGGAATTGTGTTTTAATTGCGTTAGCAATTACAGTTTTAGTTGCTGGTAAATTGATTGTAGAACCTTCACTCTTCAAAATTGCAGCGAATTGTGAGCGAGTAGTTGCTGTAGAGACTTTTGATAAGAGTGTAGAAAGGGCTTGGGCTTGAGCAAAAGTACCTTTATCCTGTGAAAAAGCCTCAAGAAGTGGTGATTTCACAGGATTAACAGGCTTAACAGGGGTATCAGGATTTTTATCAGGTTCAGGAGTATCAATATTCACTATGATTTGTTGTAGGTAAGTCTTTTTATCTTTATTGGAAGCAATAGTGAAGATGTGTGTACCCTTATCAAATGAAAAAACAAGCATAGGAGTGTTATCAAAGGACTTCAATAGTTGCCATTCAGTGTTTTCAGGATAACATTCAACTTTAACGTCATCATAAAGATTTTCTATCTTTTGAAAATTTGCTTTATTTGGCTTAATACTTAATACTTTAACATCAGCATAAATATTTGGAGTTAAGAAAATTAAAAAAGAAAATACTGAGATCGCCTTTCGCCAAAACATTTCGCACCTCTGTAAGTTGTAGGGCGATACTAGACAACAATTGACTAGCAAAAATTTTTAATTTTTGCAAATAGTGATCTCAATTTATACAATTAATTACTTAGTTACTTAGGTGGCGGCCATTTTACGGAAAATTTCTTTTTGGCATTTACGGAAAAATTTCTTTTGGCATTTTGGGGAAAATTTCTTTTAAAGAATTAATATATTTATATCTGAGATTAAAAGTTTCGGAGATTAAAAGTTTCAAAAATTTGAGGGAGTTGTGGGTGGGTACTGTACCGCCAGGTGAGCAACAACATATGCACACTTGAAGATATGTTCAACCCCACCGGGTAGTCTTACATAGTATAACGTCAGGTTAAAAGATTATGATAGATTGGTCAGCGGGAGCAAACTAGACGAGCTAGGTAACAGGGTAGGTTAACGGTCAGATTGACCAGTAACACGTCTAGATTGAGCTAGATTGGCTTCACACTATTAACTAGGGTAGTAAGTCACCTATCGAAGATAACTCAACCTAGACGATTGTAGGCAAACTAACAGGCTATCGTTACAACCGGACCAGAAATTCAGGCAGGCCGGCAGAATTCCGCATTAGGATTTGACTCCCAACCGAACCGGGTATATCGTTTCATTGTCGGCAGCAACACGCGGCCGGCCGTGACGCAAGGCGGGCTAGGGTAAACGCACTAGTCACGTTTTGCGAAACGACCGTTAACATTAACAGGGGCAAAACGTGACCGGCATCCTGATTTTCGCGGTTGTAACTACGGTTGCCAGCGTGATCGTCAGTACAGCCGGCCCGCGTGTTGTCTATCGTTAAACTGTTAACGGTATCAACGCGGGCGGAAGCCTAACAGTAACCGTGACTCCGGCATTAAACAGAGTCAACCCCTAGATACTATATCTATATACACTATTACAGTGTATGGACGAACAGGGTACTAGGTGGGGCTGTCATAATGGCAGTCTACTAGCTATAAGTCAATAGCTAGTGGCCACTCAGAACGGGTGAAGAATTAGTTACGCTTAGTAAGCGTAGCTACGGGTAGGGGCGGATGCAATACCGTTAGCCTAACCTAAAAGGGAGATACGATGAAACTGTACAGACAACATCGCCTAGGCGACTCGCCTAGGGCACTGGTGAATCGGCCAACCGCCGGAGCTATCGGCCAAACCATCGCAACGGCAATTCGGTTGTACGTTGTGAACGGTAACGGCGATAGCACGTTATACCGTCCGTTTGATACGGATGGTTATACGTTAGTAGCAAACCCGCCGCTCAGCATGGCACAAACCATTGCACGCGGCCTAGCCAACCGTTACCACTGCCAACGAATCGAAATTGATTACGTTGTGCGGATGCGTGACAAAATGGTCAATCGAACGTGGTACAGTGACTAACCAAAACCGCTAACGGTATCGCAACCGTCCTTACCCAAACAACCGGAGAAATCATGCTATACCAACGATTAACGCCAAACAACCAAGTAATAGGCGACCCAATGCCTATCGAATGGCATTTGGCAGGTTTGGTCCGTGAAATAACATTCACGCCCACCACAATCGTACTAACGAAAAATGAACAAGGTATGATTGTGGTCGAATGCAAATCACTAACCAAGAAAATCGGATTTTATCTAAATCCGATTAGTTAACAAATCTCCGGCTTGTTAATATTCCCGTCTTACGGGTATGTCCGTTGTCCCTGTTAGATTTGCTATAAATGTCTGTAGTACAAATCGACACTACAACGCAACGTTAATATTAACAGGCCGCATCCGTCCCTACCTTAACAATGGAGGTACTATGTACCGTGCGAATTGTCGCGGTGTCACTTCCGGTTACGTTGTGCTAAAGGAATTTCATGGCAACAATGCGGCAATAGTATTTGCCGAAGCGTTGCAATGGTCAAAATGCGTCAACGATTGCCGGATCAAAATGTATCACGGTAACAATCTTGTTGGCATCGCCAATATCGCCTAATTTCTAGGGTTGTTAATATATTAACAACCCGCATCCGCCCCTAACTCACAATCCTAACCAAAGGTGTATCAATGGTCACTGCTACGGAAAAGAACGAAACCGGTAAGGTTAACACTCCGAAGGTTATTCTTGAACACAAGCCATTTAGTTGGTTTAAGTTCAAGCCTGATCTTAACGTGCGACATCGTACCGGAATGGAAATGTTCGGTGTGAAAGTCAAGGATGGTTATGATGTGCCTGAAATGGCTATGGATATCCGTGATGAGGGACGAATTCGTGAACCTCTGACGGCACTTGCTGACGGTACGATTATCAAGGGTAATCGCCGTTATTTGGGTGCCCAACAGAATATTAACGACCCGTCCACACCGCAAGAAGTGATTGCGAATCTGCAAAAGATTCCGGTTTTTGTGTATCCGGCGAATCTGACCCCGCAAGAGGTTCAAGATATCGTTTTGGATCACAATCGCAAATCGCTATCTAAAGCAGAATTGCTTACTACCGCGTGGAACATGTACGCGGCAGGTTACAAGGAAGGTGACATCATTGTCAAGCTAGGGCGTCTTTGGGCCGATTTCACCGGCAATGCTCGAAAATGGAATACGTTGCCGACAACGCCGGTTGAACGTGACCGAGAATTGAAGTCTTGGTTGCGTGGTACAGTCGGTTGGCTTTTGTACGCTTACGATCTTGGCGAGTATATGCGGCAGCAAACGCTACTGCAAATGATCGTCGATGACGGGGCTACAGATGTTAAGCCGGAATTCAAGGTTACACGTCAAAGGGTTCTTGATCTTAATAAGATTAAGAATGCTAACGGTATCGCTTGGCATCCGGCAAATCCGACTCCTGATTTCCTTAAGAAGATTGAGGAATTCAAGGCCGAAGATGCGGGAGCGGCTGAGGGGACCAAGGAACGGCCAATGACTGCAAGCGCGTTGGAAAATCGTGTTACTAATACCTTTTCCAACATCGGGCGAATGGCCTTTGAAATGGCCCGTGGTAAGAAGTTGGATAACGTCGATTTTGAGTCGTTGGATAGGACCGCTTATCGAACGGAGCAAGTATTCGACGTTTTGCTTAACAATTACGATGAGCTGCCGGACGGCCCAATCAAGTTGCTTGTCCAAGCAATCTTGTTTGAGCGGCCGAAGAATGTCGCTAACATTCTCAAAAGCCACTACGAAACGAAAAGCAAGAAGTGAACCGCAATGGGCCAAGGATGGCCCTTTTCTTTCCTTTAGTTAGGGACGGACATTTGCCCCTACCCAAACCCAATGGAGAATCCAATGATTGTAATTAGAGTTAAAAGAATAATGATACCGGGATATGAAAGTCACATAATTTACGGTCCATTCAAAAATGAAACGGATGCACAAAAATGGATTGATATTCAAAACAATTTCAAAGATGATATTAATTATGTAGAGCATGAAATTGTACAAGTTTGTAATCCTGAAGAATTAGACTAATATTTTGGCATATTGATATTCAATATGCCGCATTCGCTCCTACCCAATCGGAGATAACAATGGAAGTCTTAGCTTTCCTAGCTCTGGCCTTCATAGTTATTAATGACCCTCGTTTCTAACACTTTGGTTGTTATAATATTAACAACCACATCCG